NAACGGCTAACCAAAAAAGGCGTGGCTCTTGTCCTAAGTGACATTGCTTACGAACAAGGCTATAGACCTATATCAGTCCACGCCTTGTACAAGTATTGTAGTATTAGTAACAATCGAAGGCCGACCGAGCACTTCATGGCCTGCTGGCAGATCTTTGAGGAGCGCCTTACGAAACTCCAAGACAATGCGTTAGCCATTCGCACGTCTAACAGCCAGCACTTTGTCACAGTGATCAACGGCGAGCCTGAAACGGTCTGGCTGCCCAACGATGTATTTTTGAAACGGTGTAGCCAATGCCGTATCTTATTCATTGGGCAATGGAACGCTAAGAGATGCCCAGATTGTCGCGCGGCAAGGATTTAAGCAGGAGTTTGATAACCGGGCTACCGGGTTTCAGGTAGCAATGGCAAAATGCCAGAGGGGAGAAAAGAAGTGAGTAACAAAATTTCGTTGGAAGGATTGGATAAGGCAGCAGTATTGGCAGCGCTTTATAATGCCAGCAGGCCGCAAGGCATGGGGTTTCTACACTATGATCCCCTGCCAATGACCACGGAGCAGGCGCAAGAATTCCTTGATGGAGGCCACGCCTATTTCGACTATCTCAAGGGCCGCGTGATGAAGGTTGATCTCAGCAACAATGAGCTAGATCCCTATCTGTATGATAGAGATAATGGGGATGGGGCGGCTGCCAGAGCTATTGTTGCGTTACGGCGAGGCGGAGAAAATGCGCCTGAGATTCAACGGATTCACCAAGAAGGCAAGGAAATGGCCGCTGGCAGTGCGCGAGAGGCAATGAACACACCTTCTCGTAGCCAAACAGATGGCAACGTGGTAACACTTGAGCTAGGCTTGCAAGATGTTGCAGATAAGCTTGGGCCTGCAGTTGAACAAGCGATGGACACTCCGCCTGCCCAGCAAAAGGAATAAGAAACTGGCTGCCCCGTCACTGGCAGGGCAGGGTGGCCCTTATCTTGCCAAGCCCAAATTTAGCCAAATTCAGCAAAAACCCTGCAAAGCCCGTTGTAGAGCATTTAGGTAATCCAATACCTTGAAAGGAGTAGAACAATGATAATTGAGTTTGCCCCCCATCCTGCAATACACAACGCTGTTTTCGGCCTAAGAAACAAGGGTGGAGAATTCCGCGCCTTTGGCTATGTGCTCAAGACAGGTTATGCTGTAGACATTATTGCCCAAGGCAAACCCAGAAACAGCGCCCTGTTCAACGAACTAAAAGAGGCCAAAGCGTGGGCAAAAAAACAACTCGCCGAACTACATGATCCCCAGTATTAGGCCCAAAGTTATTGATCTTTGCCTGCGACTGGAGCCATAACTGAGTGGGGGCAAGCAAAATGGTTACAGAGCCAACAAAGTTCTACGCCTTGGCCGATGATACTCTCATTGAGGTGGCTGGCCGAGGGACATCTAAGAAAGCCATCATTGAGTTGCAAAAGCAGCAATGGGTTAGGAAACACGGCGGGATCGTAAAGGTCGTGGAGTACACAGAACCCCATGCCGTGTTTTTTGCCCGCCCCGCTTAGCTGTCAGCCCTAGCCCGTGATGAAACGAATCGTGCGAAATGGGCTAAATCAAACAAGGAGGCTGTACGAAATGACTTGCGAGTTTGCACACAGAACTAACAGTTACCCGCCTATACATGGGAACTGCTACAGCGGAACTGCTGCCCGCCGAGTGACAATCCAATACAGTGAGTTGGAAAAAGACACCTTGATCTTGTGTGTTTCTTGTGCTAAAACAGTCACAAGAGACGCTCGGCGGCACGGGTACAAAGTCACAAATCACAAGTTAGGCTAGCCTATCTCCTATATATCTTGACCTCGCAATGGAGGATTCCCGTGAGCGCAAGGCATAAAACCAAGTGGCTATATTGTTTTCGCTGCCGAAGTAGTCACCTTCACAATATAGTGGGGGACGGCTGGAATGGCTGCCTCTGGAAGTGCCCTAACTGCAGTATGAAGCGCAGGGCGACATTTGATGACCGGAAGAAACCCAAAGGAGGCTGTACGAAATGAGCAAGAGAATTATCTACAAGCACAAGTTTGTCATCACTATATTAAGCGAGGACAAACTGGAGGAACACATCCCATATCCCACCTTGGCGGATCTTGAATACACTATCACATCAGGCCCGGATCTTGGCTGGGCCGAACTTGAGTCCGTTGAGAAGATCACAAGCCGCGAGGCTATCATCCAAGAGTGCCAAGCCCTGCACAACAGCGGCGGTTTCTTTACCGATATGTGGGATGAATGGGACAGCGATGATGTGGGAGCCAATCCATGACCCTAGACAAAGCCCTACTGTATTTGGCTTACTATATCCTCTTCGCCACCATTGGTCTAATCGTCGTCTCGGTGTGGCGAAGCAGGTGATAGTTCAATAACCGGGCCACCGGGATTCAGGTGGCAACCCCGCCAGCGCGGGCCTCATGCAGTGGGCGGGGAGAAATAGGGGGTAAGATGAAGATCTATATGCAGTTAGCGGGGTACAGGTCAGATGGAGTATCATCTGACTGTATCAACAGAATCGGCGATACCAAGGTGGTTGAAACAACAACTACCAAGGATATCATCGCCGAGGCCAACGAAATGTTGGTTGCCGCCAGAGAGCAACAAGTTTGGCGCCCAGTCATCCTTCTGGCGACAGGAGACTGGCGTTGGGCCCCGGATGCTCGGCCTGGCTGGTATATGGGAGGTCGTTGGCTATTCAGCTTCAATCCCGAAAGGGATGCCGAGCAGCTAGCAACAACAATGACAAAGCAGCAAGTCATTGAGGCTGCCCAGTTCGCCTGCTCCAAAGAGGGCCACAAGCGTGGCTCGGGAGCAATGCGGGAGCTGAAGGAAGCAGTGGCGGCCCTAGAAGGCACGCCAGAACGATACCGGGTCTACTATAATAGGGGAACCGGCTTGGCAGAAGTGATGCCCTATCTTCCTGACGAAGTGTTTCCGCTAGGCGAAGTGACTTATCAGAACCAAGCGCCTGGGCCGCATTATGATGTGGTGGGCGACTTCGCCACCAGAGAAGAAGCCGAAGCCGACAAGAAACGGCTAGAGCTACCTCTGTACGAGTAACCACGCCTTCATAATTGAATAAGCAGGCAGCGCGCCTGCTCCATCAATGCCTCCGTGCTCACGGGAATTGAGCCGCTTTGGTCTTTTGCGAAAAGGCCGCCGCCCTGTCGTTGGCAGGATACGGCGGCTTTTGTTTTGGGCGAACAAAGGAGGTACACGAAATGTCAATAAAAGTCAACGATGTTTTCACAGATACAGCAGGCCGTTTGTGGCACATCGCCGAAATTCAGGACGAAACGGCTACCTTGGTTGACCCCTATGGTCTTAAAGGCGACCGCAACATGCTGGTTGAGTTTGTGCCCGAGCTTTTCTCATTCTGTTGGAACGCAGTTGAGGAAGGCTGGGCGGGAGCTTGATTAAATCAAAGGAGGGACGCGCAATGAATACAATGCTAAGGGGTAACATTTCCATCTCAGCGCCTTATGGCAGTGGCGTGGATTACATCCAAATTGAATTCATTGACGAATCAAGCCATACCCGTTTCCTGCGAGCCACTATGAGTTATGAAGACTTTACACGGGCTTTAACGGGGCGCGGAGAAATCCCCTGTGAATTTAGCCTGACTGCGGGCAGGGTGGGGTTCATACACCAGCACAAAAGCGAACAAGTCTTTATTCCTGATGGCGAGTTTGCGACACGCAAGGAAAGAGCTGCCGAGGCTGTGAAAGCCATTGAGATGGACGGCTGGATTGGGCGAGGTGAGGATGCACTAAATCAACACCGTCTGACCAAGCGTGAAAATCAGGGGGCGTGGTATTCAGTGACATTTGTGAGGTACATAAAGCCGAGCAGTACAGAAGAGGGGGCCACAAAATGAACGACGACCTACAGAAAGCTGTTCGGGCGCTGAGGTTCAGCGTTGAAGAGAAACACGATGTTACGATCTTCGTCAGCGAGGCACAAGCCCTGTTGGATGAGCGGGCAGGGCTGCGGAGGATTTGTGAGGCATTGCAAACAAACGGTATACACGTAATTGTCAACCGTTTGCGCTGGGATGATGTTGGCTACAATGACTTGGCCAATTATCTACAAACCATAAGTCGGCAAGCCCATGCGGCGCTTGCCGAAACACGAAACGAGAAGGCTCAACCATGACAACCGCGCCCGCTGGCCCACGAAACGGACGGTGAGGCGGTGGGTGACAGAGTGCAATGGAGTCATGCGAAACGAAAGGAGGGCAACATGAAGGAAATTAGAACAATCCAAGCAGTCTTGGAGTTCATCATGGTGACTATCAGCACCATAGTTTTCTTAGCCTCCGTCTTAGCGTTCCTTCTAGGCAACCATGATGCAGCACTGTTTGGGATTCTGGTGGCTATCTTTACCAGACTGTGTGCCGACTAATGGGCAGGGGAGCAAAATGAAACGCCTAGGCACTCTGATGCGGCTTCTTATCACGACAGCCCTGCTTTACTTCGGGGGCCACCTACTGGTTGCCTGTACTGCGGGGCGAATATAGGCAGTGTGCCATGCGAAACGGAAAGGAGGTGAACAAAACATGGAACTTTCATGGTGGAATTTCCGCACACAAGAATATGATCGCTTTAGCGGAATACCCAAGGATTTCAGCGGTTACATTCCCCAAGATCCCGCGGCTCAGAGTCTCTACAACTTGCTCATTGAGCACAAAGGGAAATCACCAGTCCAAGCAGCCATGCATATTTTGGACAAGGTTGTGGGCAGCAAGGGCAACTGACCAATCAACACAACGGCGAGGGATAAAAAGCCGGAAAGAACTATATGAAGGAGGTGAGGAAAGATGTTTCCTTTTTGGCGCAGCAAAAGCAAAAAGCGTAATCCGTGCAAGGTCGTTGTCCATTTTGATGACCGGGTAGGCAAGAAGTTTAATCAGGAGATCATTATACCTGATGGATACACCTTCAAAGTCGGCTACGCCTCGCACCCACGCCTATTCAACAGAAATGGCGAAATCGCGCGGATTTATGACTGGAAGGCGGGATATGAGGCCACCTATGAATTTCTGTACGACTAGGCGGCTAAGTGAGAGAATCCAACAGCGACGGGCGGAGTGTGAGACCGCCTACGAAACGAATAGGGAAGGGAGATATATGAAACTCGAACTGGATCGGCTGGACTTGAAGCGAAAAGAGAAAGGGATAGCCTGTTCAAGAATATCTTTTGAGCACCTGTCAGAAAAGGCACAAGAGGCTGTCAGGGCTGTAGGCAAAGCCACATTCTGGGAATTTGATCGCCGATGCTATAATGTGGTATATCCACCGGCTGAGGGAAAAACATGATAACAGTAAAATGTCCCAATTGCGTACACGAAACGGCCATCTACAGCACCCAAGAAGCCGCCGAGTATCTAGGCATCAGTGTGCCCGCGCTGAAATACCACATCTACGGGGGTCACATCGCGTCCCAGTTGATAGGTCACTCCTTGGTGTTTACGAAACGGCAATTGGATGATCCCAGCTTTAGGAAACACCTGCGGGGGTAACAATGGGGGATAAACAAATGGGCCGCTTTTTGTTTCTGGGTGAAATTGGGTCTTATTGCCTAGCTTGCGATGAGGTTGTGGGAGTTGATCCTTGTTATATGTATTGGGACACGCTTAAACAAAGGTGCGTTTTACAATGCCCAGTGTGCCGTGGCTATAATGTGGTGAGGATCAATCCTGCTACAGAGCAACTGCTCCAGCGCGTTAAGCGATTGGAGCAACAAGGTAGGGCTGAGTAGGCCACTCCCTCTAACTCTTACCCTAGAAACCAAACTTTCAGGGCCGTGCCGATAATGGTCACTAGAATAATGACTAACACCTTCTTCTGCCACGACATCTCGGCCTTAAAACACGCCGTGAATGCGGCAACGGCTATCTCCAGCGCATTAAGCCGCTTGTTCATTTCGCCCTGTTCGTCGTTGAGTTTGGTTACGCGCTTTTCAATGTAATCTAGCTGAGCCTCAGTGCTCATAAGTTTCCCCCTATTGGGCTGTGTTGTTATCTCCTTTGCTTTGCGCTGCAACTTCTTATCAATTTCGCTCGCGCCACCTCGGGTTCACATACGGGAATCTCGGCTAACACCTGCTGGGCCAGCCACGGCGGCAAGGATTCTACAACCTCAATCCCGTTGCGATACTGCCGCCACAACTTGACCGTTGGCTCTATTGTGCTGGGTTCAAGACAGAGTCCAGTCATTTCCTCAAGACGGAATCTGGCCTCATCTGCCACAAGTCGAACTTTTTGCGGGTCACTCATATTATCGTTCCTGCTAATCTAGCAGCATGGGTAACCCTAATCTGCCAAGCAGGTATGCCACAATAACTATGCACACAATCAGGATAGGATAAGAAAGCGCCGTGGCTAGTGCAATGACAATGCCAAAAATTATTGTGAGTATTAGCAGGCCCCCTGCTAGGTATCCGAGGCACTCCCGCACTCCATTCTCCTCCTTGGGATGACGGCCATGTATCCGTCCCCGTACCGCCGCCACGGCGTGACTGTTGGCCCCCCACATGTCTTCGCCTAGACCCTGCCCAGCGCCTTCTCCCTTTTGAACCTCTCCTCATAAGCTCTCTGCAACTCGTCCATCTTCCGTTCACGTTCTTCTGCACATTGTTCGTATGTCTTCGATGGATTGAAGATAAAATCGTAACATTTTTCGCGCAGAAACTCGTAGATGAGATAATAGGGAAGTGAGTAGCCGAGGTGCGGAATAGCTTGGGCAGAGAAGCCCATGATGATAACATCGCCAGCGCAAGGAACGCCTATCAGCTCCTTGTCCCCTAAAGTGTAAAGGGCGCCGCCGCTCGACCCGTATATGATCTGTGCGGAACTGAGAAACACGGGCACATTTTTGTCTTCAAGCTGCTCATCAAGGCTCGTTAGCAGGCCGATTGTTGGCAAGGGTTTATGCCCCAAGGAGCAACCCACAGCGACCACTGGTTGCCCGATATAGAGATGCTTATCTTCTTCTGGGAAAAGTGTGGCTACGTACTTGGCTTCAGTGCGGTCACGCAATTCCAGCAACGCCAAGTCCCGGCTCTTTTCAAAAGCCACGATGTCGGCTTGGTAGCCAACCACGCTCGCCTGCTTTGACAGGTGTCTATAGGAATAGAAACCCACAGACACCACTTGCTTGATCGCCTTCGGAATCTTGCGTCCCACTATGTCATCAAACTCCTCTTTGAACTCAATGGCATCATCTATGACGTGATGGTTCGTGAGAATGTACGTCAGCCAGCCCTCTCCGTCTGGATGTGGCTTAGAATACAAAACTGTGCCTGAACCCCCCGCTGATTTTGTTCTTACCAATGTAGTCGGATACAAAACGCGCTCGTGAAATTCCTCGAGGTCAGTTGACCAAGCTGCCTGTAGTGCTTCCCTGTCATTCATAACCATTCTTATTCCTCCCTAACGATTGTTTAGTATCCATCTTATTTTTCACAGACCAAACACTATAAGCGGATCATCCGGCGCAGGACTATCCACGCTGCTGCCCACATTGTATAGATACCGCGTTGCTTCATCCTGAATTGTGTGCCTCCGCACAGTGATGAAAATAGTGAAGAGATAGTTCGTGTGCGCAATGGTCTGCCAGTCACGAAGACTCTTTAGCAAGTCCGCGCAAGCATCGGCGGCTTCCTCCACCGTGGCATTGGGATGTTTCCCCTCCCCGTCATCGCCGTGCCGGCCTGCGTGAAACAGTTCGGCGTGAGCAGTATGGCTCGCATCATCTTTGAAATAGAGGTCAATGTAGGTTACCCTATAATCGTTGCCAAACCCAACGATCTCGCCGTCACCGAGTAGGCCATTTGCCACCGCCGTCACTAATTTTTCTAGCTTGATTTGATTCATTTATACTTCTCCACTCCCGCAGGAAAACTAGAAATAGGCAGACTGTTAGGAACAACAAGATACAGAAGGCCAAGGGGCTTCCGTCCGCCACCATATAATTAGCTAGGAAATAGTAGTATTTCATCAGGCTCCTAAAACATAATCAGTGGGTCGCCAGGCAGCCTAGGGTTCCCCCCTCTGGTATGCAGGTATCGTCTTTCCGCGCCAACGCTGCGCCTGATTGACAAAAAGATCGTTTTCAAATCGTGCTTGTATGCCACCGATTTCCAATTCCGGAGCGGCAATACGTGTTCTTTTATCTCGTCGGCGGCCTGCTCAATGGGCATATCTTGTCTTGTAGCGGCGTGCCCTGGAATGAAGTCGCATGCTTCATCATAGAGCGGCCCTTGGGCCAAATTGCCTGATGGCCCTTCCAGAACTAAATCTAGCGCGCTAAGCCCGTATCTCTGGCCTAAATCTATGACGCTTCCTTCGTCACGCAATCCCTCTGCTATTTCAACCGCTAGGCTTGCCAATGGCTTTAGACTCATAGGTTCTTCTGCTGCGCCCAGTAGTTCCTCAAATTCACGCATCTCCTTTCGTTTCCCTCGCTCATATTCTTCGTCTGGTGGAGTGTCTTTTGTCGCCTCGCGATTCTTAAGCCAGCGCAGCATGAAGGCATCATGCCCAAGCAGATTTAAGTTCAAGGGTGTCTTACTCAAATTCCCCATCTTAGATCTCCTCTGGATCATGTGGCCGATACGACATCTTGAGATGCACTTTTGTGTTTTCGGTTGCAGCGACTGAGTGCAGGAGGACACTAGCACCATTGGCCTTGATTACACAGACTTCCAGCCTGTCCCCCTTTGACAGCGGGATCAGGTCTACATGATAGACGTTTTCCTGCTGTGTCGGATAGAAACCGTAGAACTCCCCGATTTTAGTCGTCATCTTTCTTGCTCCTGCCCCATTCATTTGAGTCTATCGAGTCTATGAGCTGTTGTTCTTCTCTGCCTTGGCCTCCTCCAAAACAGCGTCGTAATCTGTAAGTCCCTCCAGCGCCTCAATATGAGGTGGCCAGCCCTTCTGCGGATCATAAAACCGCTTGAGGTCACGTTGAAGTTCACGCGCCAGTGCCAATAGTTCTTCCATCCAAAAGATCAAACTATCTTCCGTCTCAGTCATTTGCAAAATCCCTCCTAGCGTAATTTTGTTTCCCTGGCCTCACGCTAGATAATAGCGACAATTCTCCAACCATCCTTAGACTGAATAGACTTCCCTCTATTCAAACTTCCCATTGCGCCATAATTCAGGTTGTATTGAATACACACCTGTCTTAAACCTATGCCAGCAGGAATAACTGCATTGGTTTTTACATTGTAAAAAGCAGAATATGGTTTTGAGCGCGCCTCACGTATCTTGAGCCTAGTCTCTTCTGTGACTTCGTGTCCCATATTTGCCTTACTTATCTTTGGTCCCATTTTTGCTTTGGTTTCTTCAGTATGGTGTTTGCCATACATTGGATTGCCCTCACCCGACAACCTTTCGCTATGATCTGGCCTCTTTTTACCATACATCGGATGATTTTCCCCTGATCTCTTAGCTATATCCCCCTTGGAACGACGCTTGCCATAATTTGGATGATCCTCACCGGTTAAACCATATTGTGGATGGTTCTTACCTGACATGCGCCTGCTTTGTTCACGCTTCACTTCTTCAGTATGGTATCGGCCATACATCGGATTGTTTTTGCCCGACATATCCTTGCCGTAAAACGGGTTGTTCTCGCCAGACATACGTTCACTTAGCTTATGCCTGTACTTTTCAGTGTGCTCAGTAACTCCACCGCCGCCATCGTTTTTATTGCAAAGCGGATGGCCTTCTTCTCTAAATTTCTTTATCCAAAACTTCTCTCGTTCAACCCAATCTTCTGATACCTCAAATTCAACAATTTCCAATACCTCTAAACAAAAACAGTCCTTGCCTTTCTCTTCTACAAATTCTTGGATACCCCCATTGGAACTGTTCCCTACATGGCCTCTAAATCTCCCTTGTGGGTTATTACTTTTCCCCACATAAATCAACTTGTCTATCTCTAAATCTCGGATCGCATAGATGTAAGTTGTTTTCATCTCAATTTCCTAGAAAGATTATAGGGTTGAAAGTAATGTTCTAGGCGCTACTTCCACAAAGGGTCTTGTCATCGTTGTATCTCCTAATAAAAGACCTTCCTACGAGACTTTTCAATGGCACCCAGTATTTCTTGGTTGGTAATAGGAACATCAATGTTGTAGGACGTTTCCTCTACTTCATCCCACAGCCCTTGATCTTGTTTCGCAAGATTGATCTTGTGCGTTGTGGTGATTCCCTGTTGCGGATGGAAAAACATCATAAACTGGATGGGCTTGACCATCTCATAGAGAACCTTCATTGTGAACATGGTTGGGCCAACCCAATTGCCATTGCATATCCATTCGCCTTTTGAGCTTTGAAATGTGGCTCCAACGTGGTGATGGCCAAAACATAAGTATTCAAATGGAGTACCGACACGCTCCATTATAGCGCCATACGCCTTTTCCATCCGTTCCGTGCTATACCAAGGGAACCTCATATAGCGTTTGATGTCCTCCCCGTGCAAAAGCAAGAAGCGGTGGCCCATCACCATCGGTAGGTCATACCACGACATCGCTAGATCAAATTTGACGTTTTTGAGACTCCCACAAACCAACTCTAGGTAGCGATACCACAGCCACTCCCAATTAACCCAAGTTTTCGTCTCCCTAGGACGCTTTGTTCCCCTCCCATGATTCCCTGGCACGCCGTGGATTTCTATTTCCTCAAAATAAGTTGACAAGTGGGCTATAACTTGGCCTATCTCGTACAAAGCAGCATAATATTGTTGTATCAAACCAGTCTCAATGTAAGCTCCCTGGCCACGGTAGATCCATTCGTTCTCTAGTACATCGCCAAGAAACCACAAATGAAGGCGCTTCACTGGAGTCGAGGCTCGGTGCATGTATAGAAACTTCAAAACCGCTTTGAGCCAGACTCGAAGTTTATATCGAAAGACATTAAAGTCATAGGCGCCAAATGCGCCCCATACCCGTGGCTCCGTCAGTCCAATCTCGGCACCAATAGACTTGGTGCCTAGCTGGATGTCTGAAACAAGAAGGATCACTTCTTCTTCCTCTTGTCCTTCAACTATGGGTTCCCGTATCTTCATAGGAGGCATGGGCTTGATGGATTCCAACGAATCTTTCATCCTCTCCACCAAGTTGTGGACATCGGCTTGCTGCTTCACCAACGTCGTATACATGCTCTTATAGTGTCGGACTAATGCTTCGGACTTGACAACCTTAACCCGTTCATCTACATATTCGGCCACCTGCTCGTCTGTCAGCAGTTCCAAGTCAACGGCAGCAGACCATCCCTCCAGTGAAGCCTTTGAACGACAGGAATCACCAGATCGCTTCGCACCCTCCTTACTAACAGTCTTGGCTATTTCTGCCCAAGTTAGGTTGCCAGCTTTAACTAGACTTTCAAGTAGTTGCAGTTGACGCGGACAATCTGCCCAAGGAAGTCCAGCCATATCTTTCTCCTTTCAAGATAATTCTAACAAGACATGACAGGTCGAACTTGTTCAATATAGGTGAGCAGTGCGATGTCTCAACCCCAACCCCGCCCAACTTATTTGCCCTCACCACCCACCATTGTAACAAGAGTGTAGCCAAGCGATTGAAAACAAGCTGCATTAGCCGCATTATACATTATTTATTGAAAAATGTCAAGTTTGGCTATGGCAGAGTAAAGTTGCCTGAAAATTTTAAGGTTGGGGGGCTTGACAAATGCCTCAAAATATGGTATAATATTATAGGAGCCTGAAACACTTTTAATGTATGGAGGGATAGAGAATGGATAGATTGAATGAATTTGTGGGAGTACCTCTTAGTGCCGATCTCAGTGCCCGTTTGGTGGCACGGGCCAAATTAGAACGGCGTTCCAAGGCAGCAATTGTCCGTTTTGCCTTGGAACAGTACTTAGATAAAATGGAAGAAGGGGCAAAGGAGAAAAAAGATGACGAAATGTAGACACTGCAAATACTACTACATAATAGACTCTGGATACGGCCATTGTGTAAGGTATCCGCCCAAGTTAATCCTGACACAGAGGTTCCCACGCATTCTCTATGATACTCTGTATCCGCAGGTTGCGTGGAGCGAGCTTGGGTGTGGCGAATTCCAGCAGGCGCACAGCAACGAAGAAAAATGAAAAACAGCCCAATGCAAGGCATTAAGTATGGGCTGGCATTTGTCTTCGGGGCCATTTATGCAAGTTGCTGGTGGGCAATACTCTCATTCCAGAACCAAAATGCATCCTGGCTTATTTTACCAGTGATGGGGATGATCTTCGGCAGTCTTGCGATAATGTTTGGGGTCACCTGCTTTTTCGCTGACCATTGGTAGGCCAGCCATGCAATTGTTTAAAGCAGTTTCAGAAATAGCGGGAGGCTACTATTCGCTTGGTATGGGGCCAGCGCGGGTAATCCCACTGCCAAGGGGTACATGGATAAGCGGGGGGATGCTTGGACTCTTTGCCTGCACAACATGGGCTGCGGCCAATAATATCATCAGGGATGCCAAGCGACGCACAAGATTGCCAATCCCCCCCGACATGAAGGTTGTCCCCATAGAGGGTAAGGTGCGTAGTCGCAAGGGCCAACGGGTAATCTGTGATGCAATCCGCATTCCTGCATAGTCCTCTGCAAGCGCCTATCCCCAACCTTAAAGAATTAAAACTTTTAAGGTAGATAGCCTTGCAAGCACTTGCAATTTGCCTAAAAGTGATTATAGTATGGGCAAAGCGGGGCAAATTAAGGAAATTTTGAAAGGAACATAATGGATACCAGTACTTGTGCCAATTTCGCCAAGGCCCAAGGGCGACGGTTCAAATGTATAATATGTAGGCAACAACCGCCCCAAGTCACGTTCGACTACTCCCGAAGCGGCATAATCTGTACTGGCTGCCAAGTTATATTTCTAGCCGTGCAGCTTATTGCCTCCTTGGTTACGTGTGGGCTAGTGGCGTGGCTTGTTATAGAGCTATTCTGCTGAAAGGAGGCAAGATGGACTGTAAAACCTGTGTGAACTACAAGCCCATAGAGGCTCAGAAGCCAACCGATCATCCTAGCCGCATCTTTGCTGAGGATTTGCGGGTTGGCATGGTGATACGCAGGCATGGTGTTGAGAGTCAGCGCAATCTAGCAGTGATTCTTGGCGAGAGTGATGGAACATTTGTGCCTGCGCTCCAGCTTTTAACGGGCTATAAACCTGTGTACTATGACCTTGCTCTGACCCTATCTGGTCTCCAGCCCCGTCGCGAGGGCGGCTGGCGCGGGGGCAAGTATCACCATGCTGGCTCTTGGGTTGATGACGCATGGTGCGAGGAAGTGACATAATCAAGCTGGCGGTCGCGCCAGCGGTAACGAGTGGGCGGGCTGGCCCTTGCCATGAGGAAGTCTGGGCAATGAGGCGGCCTATTAAAAAGGAGGTGACCTAAAGTGCTTAAGGACCAGTGGGGCGAATGGACATTTCTCGCCATCGTGCTTTTTTCCATAGCGGCAACGGTCATTTTGTTTGTCGGTACCGCTACGCTTGCTGCCATCTTAGCACGCGCGGCGTGTTCCAATACTGGCGAGATCTTAGGCATAGACTGCCAGTGGAGATTCTTGGGTGGTTGCTTTGTAGAAATCACGGAGGGCAGATGGGTACCGCTAGAACGCTATTGGCACATCACTAAGTAGCTCAGTAAGAGACAAAGGGAGGTTCGGTTATGAAAGAATGCTTTGAATACTTTGTTGTCGCTAACAGCTTTGCGGCACCATTTTTCTCAGATAGGTCTACGGGCTTTGCCCAAGGGGAAACGCTTACGCTGGCCCTGCTATCTTTTGCAGAAACTTATAGTCATCCCTGCGGCCTATATTCTGCCGCGATCTATGGTAGTGCGAATGCCTACCACAAGAATAAACCCGCTCTAGCGCGATGGCTATCTAACCATGCCATCTTTATGCAAGACAAGATTGGTTGTACGATTATGGGCATTGCGCCGGGGAAGGTTGAGATTGACGGGGTAGTTCATCTAATTGAGAATCCCAAGGACGGAAGGGTTATACTTGAGGGGCTAAAGGCATGAGATACCGACAGTTCTACATCGGTTGCGGGACGGATTCCACTGCTTACCATGAACACGGGGCCGATGGCGAAGCCAACATCACTATCTGGCGCAAGGATCACAATCGCAATGGCGAGGTCTATCTGCTCGGCGGATTCAAGGCAGAACTGTGCCCAGAGGGTTTGAGAATTCGGCTTTACAATGCCCCTGGGGAGGTTGTGGCGGAGTTGCTGAATGGTGTCCTGCTACTTGGCAGCCAAATTGGAGAATTATGTTAAGATTGCACGCGAAAATCGGCACACACGGCGGCAAAGTGATCCTCGTTGGATGGAAACATTACCAGCCAAGCGTTGGCGATGCCATCAAGTTTCGGCCATTTCCATACCAAAAAGGAGACAAGTGGCAAGACGGTATAGTGGATGAGATAAAAGACACGGGATGGTACAACTTGTATTTCATATCTCGGCACTAAGTATAGACACGCCATAAATTTAAGTGGGCAGGCATTTCACAAAAGAGACACAGGAGGAAGCATGATTGACCACGTTTCGGTTTATATGTATGTCAAGTGTCGCCCGTTTGTTTACATACATCAAGGCGACAGGCTCAGATGCTACAATCTGACTAAGGCAAGTGCATGGAGGTTGGCTTGGGCTTGTTGGGGCAGCGGGGGATGGTTCCGTTGTGATGGGCAAGGGTGGCATTGGACGCGCATGCCCAAGCCCGGCTATTCAGAGGGCTGTCTAGATAGCGGAGTGCCCCTAATAGAGTAGCCCCGTGAAAAGTAGAATCACCTAGCTATTTCTGACAGTTTGGCTAGGGCTGTTCTTGGCTGTGATTGTAGCCCTTGAGCTTTATGGAGGTAGGTAAATGGATGTCTACTGTGACTATTGTGGCTACGACTTTTGGGAAGTCATTTGTGAGGGCTGTGGCAAAGTGTTTTCCGTTTGCATGTGCGAATCTGGCCGTGTGTACTGTGACGATTGCATACTGGATTGGGATTTGCGTGATTTGTTTCATGCTGGGGCGCGTTGTCCAACGGTGGTGCGACGGAACTCCTAACCTTGAATGCGAAATCTACGCCTTGGGCTACGAGGCTGGCAAGGTAGATGGCTTGGCGACTAGGAGGTAAGTACTATGAGTTGTACGGAGCCATGTCCTAACTGCGGGCAGCTAATGTCATTCGCGGTTTATGTCCAAACACATACGGGCTCACTATATGTGACCGCGTATGGTACTTGTCCAAAGTGCGATACTCAGTGGGATGCCTATGGCTTTAGCCCAAAGGTCTCTAGTGCCTTGGGCGGATCTACAAAGGAGAAGCAAGATGGCCGAGACCCCCGTAGATAGAAGAACCAAGCATTGGTACAATGTACGCGAGGAGAAGTACGAAATCAGTCAGCGCCCAACTCTATCGGAGTGGTGGTGTGCCAAACACCCTGGCGCTTGCCCTAAGTGTGGGCACCGCCTGAGTGCTCACAAAGAGCTTGACGACTGCGAGAGGTTCCAAGAGGAAGGTCATGCGGAAACTTTGGGGTGGGACGCCGGCCAAAGAGGACACATCAAAGCCAATCCTTACTGCTATGACGATCCCGGCGAGGCCAGCCTGTGGAAGATTTACGAGCTTGGCTACCAACAGGGCATGAGGTTCAAGGAGAATCCTCAATGCTAAAACTCATGCTGTTGGGCAAGGGCGTAACCACCCGCCTGAGCCTGACCCAGCGTAAAGGAGGATATTGATGGCAGACAGAACGTTTAGGGTAAGTTTGGGGGGGGAGGCGATTATAGTGTTAGGCGATGATGTGATTAGCCGCGTGGATGACGAGTGGCGCTCCGTGCTTTATGACCTACATTCACCAACGGACATAGCAAAACACATCGCTTATAACTTGGTTATCAATCATGTTCACTTGTCAATGCTTGATGGATGGGCCGACTTGCCCGATAGTAGCGCGCAGATTGTTGAACAGCCCGATTGGGAAATCCTTGCCATTGAGGAGATCGAGTGAGCAAGGCAGCGCTAGAACTCCTGTTGCTCGGCACGGGTGCAACGACCCGCCTGAGCTTGACACAGAGCAAGGGGGGAATACCTATGGGATACTGTCACGAGGTAATGCTTTACATTGTGGAAAATGAGCCGATCCCATCCACGAAACTCGCGGAACATTTCCAATGGTCGGATTTGGCAAAACGTCACCAGATAACAGCCCTGCGGGCTTGGGGGTGGATCACTCCAAGTGGCTACGTTGAATCCACCGAAAAGGGGCGAGCGGCAATATCTGGCATTCATCTCTGGAGTGTTATTGAGGCTTAGGAAAGGAAGGAAAAATGAGAGATTCCGCGGACATCTATGATCAGGTTATCAATGGTTACCATGCCATGAGTCAAGGCCCAGAGGATATGCCCTCTTCGGGGGGCATATTTGATCGGCCAGAGCCCGAGATTCTGAGGCACTATTATGACCGCGGGGAAGGCTTCTGGCAACAAACCAAGAGGCTCGTTGGGAACATTGTCCGTCGCCTGAAAGGTGATGAGCCACTGGGCTATTACGAGCGGGACGAGTTTGATGACTGGGGATGGGATATGTGGTGAGGCATGCCTGAGCTTGACACAGCGTAAAGGAGGAAATTGAAATGTCATACCTATATGAAATGGGCCTGCGGGGGCCGCGCTGTAACGGCTGTAAGTATGCTAGGCTCAAATATGAACTTGGCAACAAGTTCTTGGCACTCAAAGGATGTTACGGCTGGATAAATATCTATGAATTGGATGCTCGGCCAGCGTCGGGTCAAAGTGAGCCGCTAGAACATGAGGGGCGCCCGATTCACCATCGTATTGGCTTCGCTGGTATCGCGCATAGTGATGAGTGTTACCATTGGAAACCGCCAAAGAAATAGACAACTATTCCCATCCCAAATTGTGGAGATTTGGAAGATATAGTATGGGGATATTAAAGGAGAATTGAAAGATGGATCAGGAAATTCGCGAACTTGCCTTTGCACGTAACCTAGAGGCTACGCTGGCACAAGAGGTTGAAAGACTTGAGAGCCTAGTGGCAATCAGCGATCTGGGCTGGCAGCTTGCTGGGGCAAAAGACCAATTGGGCACAGCGCGGTTGAGTAAGCTGGATGCTGAAGAAAGGGTGCGCCATGCTGCCTTGGCGCGGCATGAACTCACTGGCAACAAACAGCCACACACTGCCGTTAAGGTTGTATTCTCTACAGTCTTAGACTACGATCCGAGCGACGCGCTAAACTATGCTCGGCAGCATCTGCCCCAAGCCCTAAAGCTCAATAAGGGAGCTTTTGAGAAGGCTGCTAAGGCCATCGAGCTAGACTTTGTGACTGTGGCGAAAGAGCCCCGCACAAGGATTGTTAGCGACCTGTCGGCGTATCTTGGGCAGGAAGATTGAGATGGGGTCAGCGAGGGGCTGGCTGAAGATCAAGGAGGCACACAAATGGAATGCCGGGTATGTGGCAGGGAGATGGTAGAACAAGATACTGATCATCCCGCTTTTTCCCTCTACCCCAATGTAATCAAGGTCGTCGCTTGCCCCCTAACGATACAACAAGATAAGGGCTGCCATGACATTATCATAACAAGGTGGACCGATGAGCGACCAAGCTAGACTTGATGCGTACAGCGAAGGGTTCGATGATGGCTATGATGGGTACATCAATGCTAACCCTTATTACTTTTTCAACTCCCCGGAGCAGGAGAGGTTGTGGGAAGCATACGAGAAGGGCCATCGGGAGGGGGTTGCCGAGAAAAAGCGGGTGGGCAATGCTGAACCAACTACTTGACGACATCAACTCAATCACCCGGCTCATGGTGTTGTCATGCGTGGGGACGATAATCGGGTGCTGGCTGGGCGAGTGGATTTGGCAAAGGAGAAACCGATGAGAAGGCTGATCGGCACCTTTATTAAACAAAGCCAGCCACGTCATTTGGAACGCTTGGAGAATGCTAAATTGCGCGATGTAGGCTATGATGAGGAGGGCTATTATCTAAAGATAGATTGTGACGCGCCAGGGGAGCGGTCCGTTCAATTGTATATCTACCTAGATGAGATTGATGCTGAGCGGGTCGTCAATAATTGGAGACAGGCCAATGTTCACATCCTCTGTCGCGGCTGTGAATGGTACGAAAGCTGTCCAGGCCCAGAGCCGTTCCCGCCCAGCGACTGCTCGCGTAGTGGGGGTGGCAAGGAGAATAACCGATGAGAAAGGCTACAAAGCCAAGGAGGAATGATAAATGAGAGACGCAGCCGACATTTGCGACCAAAAGCAAGACGCTTACGATGCTATGAGTAGAGAGCCAGAGGACGCACTGCCCTATAAAGAATGTGCAGAGTGTTCTGACTTATACCTTTGCCAACGGCTTGGTTTCCCTGACGACTTTACACGAGCAGGGTTCTGTGGGCTCGAGGCGATGGCGCACACATGGCCGCAGTAGATTGTACCTGATGTGAGAAGGAGGAGCAATAACCGATGAGAACACAAGACGGAGACCAGATCATTATTAACATCGTAGGGCATGATCCCGATGGTGCAATCAACGCCACCACGATTCACTATATGCAAGGCGGGAGTCTACTTAGACCCCTCGACCGCCAACTATCGAAACTCCGCCTCGCATTGTCAGATGCCATTAGACAATGGTCACGGGAGATAGCCAAGGAGCAAAGCCGATGAGAAAGGAGAAAGGGCAGATGAAAAAGGTCTGTGTGCAGGCTGGTCGGCAGACCAAGAAAGCTGTCACTACAAAGTTGCGGAAACGATACTCGGTGCCCCTATGGGCATTGCTCGTCTTGATCGGCATCCCACTCTTTTGTGAAAAGTTCCCCGATCCAGGATCGTACTACCATAGACAAAACCGCCAACAGCTAGTCACAGAGTCAATCGTGCAAGCAAGCGGCCTCGCATCCTCTGATCCAGCCCCCATTGTCGGCATTGACGTGAGCAAGTGGCAAGGGTCAATTGACTGGAAAGCTGTGAAGGAAAGTGGTGTTGAGTTTGCTATCATCAAGGCCACGGAAGGTATAACCTACATAGACCCCGCCTTCATTGCCAATTGGGATGAAGCAAAGACAGCGGGGCTATTGGTCAGTGCCTACCACATGTTATGGCCCCAGCTCTCCGCGGCAAAGCAGGCTGAACATCTCTTGAATACCATGGGGGAAAGGGAAGCCGATTTCCCGCTAGTCTTGGATGTAGAATTAAAAGGGACAGGGGACAATATCGGAGCCGTTGTAGAGGAAGTCCTTCTGGCATTGGAAGCAAAGGATGGGCGGAAGCCCATCATCTATACTGCTCAGTCTTTCTGGGGAGCCAATGTTGGTTGGGCACCGGGTTGGCATAAATATCCTTTATGGGTTGCAGATTACGACGTAGCAGTGCCAGCGATGCCCTTGGGGTGGGAAGTCTACGATTTCTGGCAGTATAGTAACCGAGGTTCTGTGCCAGGCATCTCTGGCAATGTTGATCTCAATGTATTTGCTGGAGAGCTACAAGACTTGAGCAGCCTAGGGCGCAAGGAGGAATGATGGACACAAGCATGATGCCAGTCGCGCCGCTGGATGGGATGCAGATAGTAGGCTTTATCTGGATTGTGGCAATATGGCTTTACATTGTATATCTAGCGGCGAGGGGGTTAAAGGGGATAGGTAATGGCTAACTATGCCTACACTGTGTTGCGTATCCGCGGCAACCTATATATGTTCCATGGGGGCAGTGACATGTATAACTGCTTGCTGGATGCATGGTATGACGAGGTTCTGTCTTGGAAGGATTGCAAGCCTTGTGCTCTTGGCATATTAGACATAGGAGAAATAATGGGCAAAGCAACTAAGGAGGAGAAGCGCATTGTGGCAATTATGGGCGGGGGCGATTGGTATGATGCTTCCGTGGAACACCTTGTTGTCCCCAGCGACATGGATTTGGATGCAGAGCATCAAGCACACAAAGACTGGTATTATCAGCAGTATTGCGCTGCACTACAGGCAGGCAACAAGATACCGTATCTGGGCTTTTCTGAGTGGCTGATCAAGCGGGGAGCGCGGCAAACCACAGATGATGAAGTGTTAGAGTTTTGGGAGGGGCCATGACTGAGGGAACACCAAGCGACGACATGACACCCGACTATTCTTTGATTGACTTCGAGAATGCCGACGATGCCTTCCCCTATTGGGAAGACGATATTGATATGGCATCGGTCTATCTGGATTTGTGGAACAGAATAATGCACGGGTTGCCGATTTATGGCAGTGCGATTGAGGAGGAAGGAGCGTAAACAAAATGTTGACTCAGGAACAGGAAGGCAAAACAATCCAGTGGTGGAACTCATTAAACGGCCACTTTGCACAGACCTATATTATGTTGATCATACCGCGGGGCTTAGTTGAACTTGACCCGCCGAATCGGTCTGCAATCCTCAATCGGGGTGGAACTGGCAAGATCGTCAACGAAGACGGGTTTGTGTCTTGGCTTTACCATACCTATACCAAGGAGATTGAGAGGCCATGCGAAGGTAAATAATAGATTAAGGGATGTCGCTGGATACCGCATGAAGAAGGCAATCAGGGCCACATACCCCCCAGAGCGGATCCCTTGCAATCGGGCCTCTCTTTGAAAATAATAAGGGGGAAGCATGGAATTCAAGAAATATCCAAGCATAGAAAATTCATACAGGGAGAAATTCATTGCTGGCTTTGTATCCTTGTATCCAGAATTGCTTACAGCAACCTTCGTCGTCGTCGAAAAAGTCCACGGAAACAATCTGTCCATTTCTTTCTCGCCCCATGAGCCTTGGCAATATGGGAAACGAACAGCTTTTCTAAAAGGGGATGAGAAGTTCTATGGCGCCCAAGATGTGGCCCAACAGTATGTTGAGACATTTGAGGATATTCAAGGCTGGCTAGACGCACACTATTCAGTGAGCGCAGTACGGCTATTTGGCGAACTCTACGGCCCTGGCGTGCAGAAAGGGGTAAACTATGACACGGAAAAGCGCATAGGCTTCTATGACATGATGGTAAATGAAGAACTCTTGACCCCAGTGGCATTCCGCAACTGCAATTTCATAGGATTACAACGAAATGCATTGCCGATAGTTGCTACCGTTACAGGATTGCAAGTTGCTCTAGATTTCAATGTTGAATTTGATTCCCTACTGAATCCGATTGAGGGCAACGTTTGTGAGGGGGTAGTCATTGCCCCCTTTGATAAGGTGTATTACGACAGTTTGGGTAGGCGGTTCTGTCTAAAGAAGAAGAACGAAAAGTTCGCGGAAAAGATAAAGGCCCCCAAGCCAAAGCAGCCTGCCGATCCTGTGATCGCACGCCTGAATTTGGAATTTCGGTCATACATCACCGACAACCGCTTGCAAAGCATATTCTCGCAATGCGGCAAGATTGAGGAGCCATCTCAGATCGGCGAATACATCAGGCTCGTGCTGGGGGATGCCGAAGAAGACTTCCTGAAAGATTTTGGCGAGGAGGTTGCTGTTTTGTCACAGGGCAACCAACGCAAGGTGTTCAATGTCGGGAGTATGATTGCCCTTATGCTCAAAGGATATTTGTGATCGCTACGATAATGAGATGGGAATTGAGCTTGGTGAAGGGGACTAAGAATGAATGACTACCAAAAACTGACACAAATCCTCCGAGACGTGTGGGATACAGCAGTTACGTCTGGGGATAATGATATGCAATGCCAATTGACTTTGGTTGGAAAAGTCAGCGAGATTATCCAGCTTACGGAAAGACGCGGCCTTGGAATGGAGGATAGCCGCTTTACTGTATGCGATTGGGCATTGGATATGTTCTTGGCAGGGATAGAAGCAGGGAGGCGATACAGCCCCTGACAAAATCTTTGTACAAAGGAGAGAGAATGAATATTTCCAGCTGGGTACGCGACCATACAATCCACAGGCAAAACTAAGGGCGCAAAGACATAGGCTAGAACGATTTCTAGTCAGCAGCCTCCCGACCGATGCCAACAAATACGTTGAGGCCGCCTCCAAGAAGTTGGACAAGGCAATTCAATCCCCCTAAAGAAGAAGGAGCTAGGGCAAGGGGTAGCCCAAGGAATATTGAACGAAAATGGATGTGGGGATAGCCGGCTTTTGGGTTGTTAATAATACATAAGGAGGCCGAGAGAAAGTGGAGAAAGTTAATTACTACATCAGATGCATTGAAGAATTTTGGCCCGGGGAAAGGGAAGGAATGCGCACCGCAAGGATTGAGATAATCGACCCTAATGAACACTGGCCAGTTGAAGTAGGGCGCATCACTTGCAGCGATCCATATTTTTACTGGCTGTATGATAAAATAGAGAATATGGGAGGCGAAGCCGCTGAAATAACGGAGGGAGGAGAAAATGTATGAGCGATGTCCTCTTGATCTGGACAAAACTGGACTCCATCGCGGCAATCTTCCCCGCCGACAATGCGGAAGCCGCCTATGATTGGGCTGATAGAGAGTTGCGTAGCAAGACTGTTCACTGTACACTTTGTTGCTCGTACAACGACGCTATCTATGCAGCCAAGTTGATGAGGAAGGAAGTTGTTAAAAGTGGAAACCTCCAGCGGTGACGTGAGGCCGCTGGGGAAGGAGGAATGATGGATCAGATTGAGTATGTTCTGGACAACTTTGACTTTGATAAGGTGTGGCAGGCCATGAGGGCGGTGGGCTGGGAATGGGGAGTCAGGCCTGGTCACTATCCCACGTTTACAGAACTGCGCCGCACGGCAAAGATGCTGTTAAAAGATGCGGTCAAGAAGCAACCACGGTATAGCACCGGTGGCCTTGAGGCCATATACGCCGACGGCGTGCTGGAGTTGAACTTTGTGTTGGCCAGTGCATCGACGGAGGATTATGACGATTCGCCGATGCCCAGGGTGTAAGCGCTTCACTGCGCTGAGGGTTTGTCGGGCGCTGAGGGGGGCGCACGGAGGAAAGGAAGATGAGTAAATTTGGATGGAGTTTGCCACCTGGATGTAGGACATTGCCAGGCGAAGAGCAGGAGCCACCCATATCGCTGAAATGCCCACAATGCGGTAGGTTTATCAACATGAAGGAATGCCGTGTAGAACCGTGGGAGGATTCAGTCATCAATGATGATCCGCGATTCGGCCTTGTCGGCAAAAAGATTATCATTGCTGCGGACGTTACGCGATACTATAACTGCTCATTATGCGGCGAGGTATCTGATCCCGTGGGTGTGTTTGCTTGACCGCCCTTGTGGTACGGACACAGAGGAGTGGGATGCCAAGGAGAATACAGCGGAAACGAACCAAGGGATGGCGGATGCCGCCGAATACAGTGTACGTAGGCAGGCCGACGAAGTGGGGCAACCCGTTCAGGTTGGGAAAACACGGTAATGCCCAAGAATGTGTCAACCTATACTGGCGTTATCTTGACGGCGAGGTAAGTGCTGAGGATACAGAATGGCGCAACGGCCTATATGATGATCCTGACCTGTGGTGCAGCCCGTATCTGGGCAAAATGCTAGTCTGGTCAGGGGCACTAGAAGACCTCCGTGGCAAAGACCTGTGCTGCTGGTGTCCACTTGACCAGCCGTGCCACGGCGATGCGCTGTTAGAATTAGCTAACCGTTGCGGGGAGGATGGGGATGGGCAAGCTGTGGAAGCAAGCTGAAAGGAAGCTATGTGCCATGCTCGGCGGCACACGGCGTGGTCAAACAGGGCACGGCGAGAGCGACTGTGTGCATGAATGGCTGGCTATAGAAATAAAGTGCAATCGCAGAATGCCAGGCTATATTAAGGAGTGGGTAGCCCAGGCAAATGCAAACGCCGAGGATGATCAGTTGCCAATCGTCGTGTGGCATGATGTTGGTGACGAGTACTTGGATGCGCTGGTGATTATCCCGAATGTAAGGACGTTCCTAGAATGGTTCGGGGATGGTGAGCCGCTTCCTGGCTGGCCCTGCCCAGAGTGCGGGGCAACGACCATCTACCGGTTTTCGGAATGTGCCAATTGTGGATCGCTGCGCAGGCAGCAGATAGATAGGGGTTTTCTATGAATTGCCCTAGCTGTGGTCGCTTTATGCAACTAGCATTCGCTGGCGATCTGGAGTTTGACATACAACAAGCTGCCTTTTGGTGGGTTTGTAATAATGACTGGGATTGCCTTGTTCATGATTATTGGCAAGACCATCCTATTCCTGCGCCAGAATATGACTGGCTCTATTGGTGTAAGGGCATTCCTGAGCAGGACCTTGAGGAAGACGCAGAATTACACCGGGAGTGCGAGGAAATGCACCAGCGGTATCTTGGCCGGCCAATGTCTCGCAAAAAGTGCCTTTCCACATGTCTACTATACTGATTTGTTAGGGGGAAAATGACGATGCTATTCAAGCCAGAAATGTGCCGAGCTATATTGGATGGGACCAAGACGCAAGCGCGGTGGCTTGTGGAAGATCACGAGGTAGCAATACATAAGCCGCCGGGGTATGCGGAACTACCCATTGAAATGGTTTTCAGTGGCGGGATATGCGGCAGGCTAAAATGGGCTGTGGGTAATACCTACGCCATCCAGCCAGGCCGTGGCAAAAAGGCCATGGGCCGTATCCGCATTATGGCGATTCGCAGAGAGAGGCTACAAGAAATATCATGTGGGGGTTATATGTACCGCTCCGATATACAACAAGAGGGTTGCCCTTTTATCAATGATCCTAACCAGATGGGGTGGGATGAACTTGAGTGGTTCATAGAACTCTGGGATTCTATTAATGTCAAGAATGGCACTCGCTGGCAGGACAATCCTGAAGTGTGGGTCTTGGAACTTGAGGATGTCAGCGTATGAGCAAGAGTAAATTGGAGCACGCCGCCGAGATATTTCGGGAAGCCCAAGGGGATCCCCCTGGGAATTAACTTCTATGGGAGGTCGGAAATGAAAGTGTTCAAGACACAACTTGAGGGATACTGTGGCCCCTGTGTGTTTCATCAAGTAGAGTCTGTCCTAGACCATTTAAGGACAGTTCTGCCTGAGATGGCTGTGGGGGATTCCTTTACTATCGCAGTTCATGAGATGGACGAAAAGGAATACAAGAATCTCCCAGAATTCCCAGGGTACTGACACATAACTTGCGGACTATGTTCCGTAAGCTAGTTGAATACTTGGAGGTTAGCTATGCTCCCGCTCAAATTGAGCCTGCGAAACTTCATGTGCTACCGCGATCCTGACCCTCTGGATTTCTCCGGCATCCACCTAGCCTGCCTCGCTGGGGACAACGGCCACGGCAAGTCCGCCCTCTTGGACGCATGGACCTAGGCCCTATGGGGCAAGACCCTCTCTACCTTTCAAATTAAACGAGCGCAAAGGCCAGTTGGAGGCCATCATCACCGAATTGTAGTATAATAGTATACTACATACACTATAGTATAAGGAGAAGGAGACAGTACATGCAACTAGAAGAACACGAACTTCAGAGGCTCTTAAAAGAAGCCGAAAAGAGAGACTTGAGTAACAATGGGTACTGCGATGCACGGTCAGGCGCGATAAACTTCTGGGCTGGTCCAGATGACCACCCCGAAGGCTGGCGCTGGCCGTTTACCGAAAGCGCTTTGAAATACCCGCGTGAGTGGCTGGGAGTGATCTATTGGAAGCTTAACGGCCAAGAATGGATTATACAAGCTTTGAACTACGCAGCTTTAAGAGCAGATCATGGGACTATATTGCCTTATGGCGATAAGCGACATCCATACGCTAACCGCCCTGAAGACATAGCATGGGTCAAAGCTAAGTTTGCAGAGCTGTGGGGGGCGGCGCTTCCGCTAAAGTCAGTACCGACCTTAGCAGCTCTATCAAATGAATCCGAAGGAGGCAAGCGATGAACCTGAAAGAGTGCCGAATTAGCCCACAAGGATGGGTTGCCTATGGCAGAATCTATGAAATTGATAAGTTGTGGCAAGCAGGCTTGCTAGAAGAAACGACAGCAGAACAATATGCCTTGACAGCCTTGTCAAAATTGGTAATGGCTGATGTGTTTGCACTTTGTGTGCAAACAGCTATGTTCAGCGTATGGCTCGTCCGGCTCCTGCAGAGTCTTGAAAAGAATACTTAGAGATGTCAGATAAAATCCTTCTCGAATGGAACGGCATTGAAGGCACTCTCTGTGGGAAAGACACAGATGGTTTGACTATCATAATCACTGCGCCAATGTTTGAACGCACCTTCAGGCGCATTGAGATAGCATGGCAAGGCGGTGCCAGTTTGGAGGAACTGCGGAAGATGTTTCCGCTTAGGCGTACAGAGATGAAGTGGTAGTAATAGACACGCTGTAAAAGGGGGTGATAATTAGGGTGGATTTATATTGGGAAACACCTGATGGCCGTGTCAAGTTGTATCTTGGCGACGCCCGCAATCTTTCCGCTATCGCTGATGAGTCTATTGATATGATTGCGACAAGTCCTCCCTACTGGTGAGGCAAAAGAGATTACGGTGAAGAAGTGACAACGGTTTGGGACGACACTGATGGCTGCAAACATTCATGGAGTTCAAAACTCATAGGGAGGCAACGCCAGAGAAGCGGGGCTTTTGGCGGTCTCCATGAAGGGCGAAGCATCAACAAACTAGAGGATATTGTACAAACTGAGTATCCCCAAGGAACCTTCTGTTCCAAATGTGGGTGCTGGCGCGGCCAGCTAGGGCTCGAACCAACATGGCAACTTTATATAGAACACCTCTGCGAGTGCGCCCGTGAATGGTGGAGAGTGCTGAAGCCTACAGGGAATTTGTTCGTGAATATAGGGGATACGTTTGCGGGAAGCCAAACAGGGCATACTGGCCCGCCACCCTCTAAGTGGCCTACCCGGTGTGGCGAAATCCCCAAAATGAAACTCGGCATCCCCTATCGTCTTCGCTTTGCACTTAATGACATGGGCTGGGTGAGCCGTGACGATCTGATCTGGTATAAAGGAGTGCTTTTATGAAGGCAATACAATGTGACCGTTGTAGCCAACATGAGAGGCGGGAAGATGCTTTGTCTAGTACAGTTGCCCACGCAATGATTGACCATATTCTCGCCAGTTATCCAGAAGAGTACGATCTTTGTACAAAGTGCGCCAAGGAATGGGAAACGTTACTAAGGGCACTCAGGGCATATTGGCCACTCAAGAATGATAGTACAAGATAGAGAATAGCAGGCACAATTGAAGTGGCCCTGGTGGTGGCCCAAACCATGACAGCTTGGCTCCGCAATAAAAGACACGCGCTTAGACAGCCTGTTTGTTGGAGACCTCTAGCGAGGCTGTTGAGCAAGTTGGCTAGGGGGTATTTGCGCAGAATAAAGTGCTAAAGGAGATTTTCAATGAGCTTTTTTTCTCAGATCGCATTGGTGATTTTCACCATATACGCTTGGGGATTTTGGGACTGCATCACGGCTGGAAAATTTGAAGGCGCCGGGCTTATAGCCGTGATGGCAATAGGCACAGGGATCATATTTGCTGCCCTATATGCCAAAGGCCCTAGACATAATCTACCTTAAAACATTCAATCAATCGCGCTCAAACACCTTTATGTTAAGCAAAACGGTGTAAATTCGCTTGACATTTGGGGGGATGTATGGTATAGTTAAGGGCAAGAATGGGGGGAGGGGAAATGCCAATAACCCCAGCAGGTGAGGTAGAGGGAAAGCAGTGTCAGATTTGCGGAGAAGACGCTACGCATATCTACGGTGTCATGTATGTCTGCTGCCAATGCCACCAAAAATCAGGGGCTGTCGAACAAATCGCTGAGCCTGACGCGACTTTCAAGGTAGACATTGACGCTTGGCCCGGAACAGAATGTCCAGAAGTTGCGTTGCATATCAAAGAATAACTGCCGCGTAGCAGTGTTGTTAGAAAACGGAGACCACAACTTATGGCTGAAAAAGAAACCTTAATGACCGCCAGAGAGGCAGCGAAATACCTGCGGATAAGCCTTGCCACTCTGGGGCGAATAGAGAAAGGCAACGCGCTCAAGCCATACCGTACACCTGGAGGCCATCGTCGATACAGCTTGGAGATGTTGAGTCGCTATCTGGAGTCTACGAGAGAATAAAGCAAGCTCAAAGGGGGACAAATGCAAAAACAGATTGAAGAACTGACGGAAGCAATAGGCAAGTGGCAGGGCGTTGAGGATACCAATGAATTCCACGAGCTGGCTGCCAACATTGCGCAGATTGCCATTGTGTCATTTCGAAGTGAGTTGCTCAGGCATGGGCTAGAAATAGCTAGGGCGGTTGCCGAGTTTGGATCGGAGTTAGAAGGCGGATGAATCGCTATTTGGAGTCCACACTTAAACCCTTAGAGGGAGACAATGTTTGAAGTTGCTATCGGCAAAGAAGGACTGGAATATTCGTGGCAATCAGCATTCCCCGAAACCACAGAGTGCGTATATTGTTGCTCGGGCATTTCACGAATCGCTTTCGTTGTGCGCGAAGTTCCGTCGGATCAGCCAATAGCCGGGCAACAATTTGTGTCCAATCTTCACCCGAATGACCCCGATGGTGAGGGATGTTGGTTGCACGATTGTTGCGCCGTGGCAGTTTACTTCTGCAAAGAGTGTCTGGGGCCAACCGCTCTCTATAATCAAGCATGATTGCTATATGGCGCGATTACTGTGAATGTCCCAGAATTGCCTCTTAAACCGCTTTTAGCGACACCCATGGCCGTTTACCGCCGCATTAGGTATCAGGATATAGATAAGTAGAACAATGGCTGTTATAAACCCCACTGGTGTACTTGTGGGGCACGAGCCAGGGCGGTTGCTGAATTGGGAAGAAGATGAAGTCTATAGCGAGGCTCTAAAAGCATGAATCAATGTGATCTCTCCCGCAAATTTCATTATTTCAAGCCTGACAGTCAAATCTGCCAATGTGGGGTGCTGAGATGGAGCCTCGACCCCCTAGCATGGCCCGAATCAAATGTGTCAGATACGCCTAGTGTGACTAGGCCACGCTGCAAAGTCTGTGGTACTACCAATCACCATGTTGACGAAAACGGAAATATCATCCAAAACCTACCCCGCCCTAGCCCCGGAAAGGCGATCTCCCACGCCCTTGGATACAGCGCGAGGTTTAGGCCCAGCTTGGCCACTGCGATTCTGTCGTCCTTGCCCGGTGCGTTGCGAGGGGAGTTGGAGGGAGACGCTAGATAAAGATACATGCTTTTGGATGGCAATATGAAGGAGGTGCTATGTTTTTCAAGAGAGGGCCCGAACACAAGCAACCTGCTGGCTATAATCCTCCCCCCGATGATGTACAAAGACCTGAGAGGCCCACGCCAGCCCTGCCAGCTAAACTCTATGATAAATTGGGGCGGCACAATAAGGGGCCAGCGATGAAAGAACTCAGATATGCCCTAGGGCAAGCACTGGCCCTAATCTATCTTTTAGAAGAGGGAAACCTGCCTAAGAACATACATCAAATCAAGCAGGAAATTCGTGCAGCAACAGAAGGCCGCACAGCCACTGCTACACCCAGCACAGCTATCGGCGGCTATCAGCCTACACATGGTGAGCTTGACCCTTCTAATCCCCCACAGGGCGGCTCCGGAGTTCCTTCTGAAGTTCCTCCCAAAGTATTAGTAATTAGAATGGAGTAAAACGCGATGAAATGGGCTGAGAGAGTATGATGAAAAAGGTATGGGGAGAAACACGCTGTCCATATTGTGAGCACTTGCTGGCACAGGCAGCGACTACGATAAGTATGCCCCTGGCGAGGGCGATCATCTGTGCTGGGGCTGGCCGCTACACCAATGCAATCATTATGGTGACTCAGCGGAGAATAGGTTAATACAAGTGCTCATAGAGCGGGATGAACTAAGGAACAACGGCCAATTCTTATGTCAATCTATTAACACGCAATGTTATATATATGCGTATTTAATAAATATAAGGGGTAAGGATATACCTAGTATGCGTAGCAATGGCTTAACATAATCTTGGGAGGGCCAACAACTCTTTAATCTGCGGTGCTAGGGACCATTAAGTTGTTCCAGCATGCTGGGAAGTTTGGATGAATAAAAACCTAGGCCCGTATTCTATCAACTCAATAGTATGCGATGACTGCCTAAATGTGATGAGACAAATGCCAGATAGGTGCGTAGATTTGGTGTTTGCTGATCCACCATTTAACATTGGAAAAGACTTTGGTTATTACAACGATTATCGAAATGACTATTGGGGATGGACAACGGATTGGCTAAAAGAAGTCTGGCGAATAGTTCGGCATGGGGGCTCGTGCTATCTGAAGAATCATTGGCATAACATTGGGCAATTTGACCAGCTTGTTCGTTCACAAGATGATGTTGAAGTTCGCAATCTCATTGTCTGGCAGAAGGGAGGGGGATTAGCGTCAAGGCAATGCTATTCCATGCGATGGGAAGCACTATGGTTTGTTACAAAAGGCAGGGGGCACACCTTTAACTTAAATGATATACGTGTTCCGTCAAAAACGAAAGACTCCCGCAACAATCCAGGCGGTAAAAATCCAACAGATTGTTGGCACATTCCAAGGGTAGCATTCGGTAGTAAGCAACGAGTAAAGCATCCTACCCAGTGTCCAATAGCACTGTTAAGACGTATCGTCTTGGCATCAAGCAACTTAGGCGATATCGTATTTGATCCCTTCATGGGCTCTGGCACGACTGCCGTGGCTGCCATAAGGGCCAATCGGAACTTCTTTGGTTGCGATATTTCCGAAGAATATGTTAATCTAGCTTTAGCGAGAATTGAAAAGGAGCGAATGCAATATCCGCTATTCTAACTTTGTGCAAGGGAGACAAATGCAAAAACCGGATTGGTGGCCTAAGTGCCCGTATCCAGAAAGCATTTTCCCAATGCCACGTGAGCGGTATGTTGAGATTGTGCCCGACCCCAAGTTGCGCACTGCCCTGAGCGGTATGCTGGGGCGGGAGTTCTGGGATATTGCGTCAGAGACAATCTGGGAAGCAATGCTTGAGGCTATAAGCAACACATTGATGGGCACATAGATAAATACATGACCAGAACACAGATGATTAGTCTAAAATTGGTTAAGATTATTATCATTCTGCTATATGGCTTGTTCAAACTTTGGTGGTGCGCTTATTGGCTAAAGGAGACTGGGGGGGGGGCGGAACAATAGCTGATTCTTGTAGCGCACGGCAATGGCTTGACATAAATAGGGCCATTGTTCCGCAATACTATACATACAGATATTATATATGTATATACCCCCTATCAGCCTCTGCTGTTGCGGAGCAATAGAATCAGGTTAAAAGTTTTGAGGCTCCCAAGAGTTCTTGTGTTTTTCTTGTCAATGACCAAGAAATAGGCTTTTCTCCAGCCCGATCCAGCAAGCCCAGAAGCCACAGATCTTCCAGCATTCGCTCCGTTGTGGAGCGGGGCAGCCGTACCGAGGCTTGCACTTGTTTTGAAACAGAACAATTACGGTGTGCGATTGAACGCAACACGCGCAGTCTTTCGGGGGGCACGGTATCGCCAGCGACCCTCCTGATCAATGCAAGACACCTTTCTGGCTCTGGCTGCTCGTACAAACTGAATATTGCCCTGAGCAGCACTCTGAATTGTTTGGCTAATCGCGTGCCTATTTCGGGCTCTGGCAACAAGGCGACCTCATGGTAATGATCGCGTTCCACCGTTGAGCGCAACTTGGCCGTCAACTCCGCAAGTGCTGTTAACGGGCCCTCAAATCTTGCGGAGTCGCCGAATCTCCCAGCTCGTCTCTGTGCCCATGAGAAAAACTCACAAGTGGCATTGGCCAACTCTTCCCGCATTTTGTCTTCGCGCCCAGCCAGTTGCCAAGCCCTCTTTATCGTAGCAGTCTCCTCATGTCGAATTCGGAGTTTTAAGAATCTCTCTCCCAGAGTCTGGTGAACTTCTCGCAACTTTTCTATCACGGGCGTTACCCCAGCGATTAAAACAAAGCTCGCATTATACTCTTTCTTTCCCACGCCAGACCCGAAAAACTTCGCGTGATAGCCGTCATAGGCATCCCGGAGTTGGCTGAAAATCTCGGCCTGTTCAACGCTGGGCCTAGATAGAATGACGGTAAAATCTTTCACAATGAACAGCTTCCCGTCTAACCTCGGCAATAGATCGTAGGATTCTTTCTTGGAGATTCCAGAAATGAGCGAGTGGGCGGTCAATGAGCTGAGCGAGTAAGCTTCAGGAAGCCCGCCCAGCGCCCGGAGCAATTCTGTTTTCGTTCCCCCAGGCGGCGCAATTAGAAATAGCCAAACTCTATCGCCTGGAAGCCACAATGAAAGCGCAGCGGCAAATAGAATATCCAATACATCCTCGTCGCTAATCAGTAGCCATTTCTTGTAGACTGCCTTGCATCTATCCAGCTTTGTCATTGGGCATCCCCCCGCTCGGAATTTTGTGCGCTACAGTGCCCATTTCCTTATTATCTAGGAACTCTTCTAGGGCAAGCGTCACCATTCGCTTGAGCGTGTGGCCCCCCAAGGCAGCTTGGGCCTTAGTCCTTCTCAGAAGGTCCTCGGACACCCATACGTTCAGTCTCTTTTCCATTGATAGCCTCCTATGTACTGATAACGCTAATTTTAACCGAAATGCCAGAAACTGTCAAGTTGCCAGTGTCTTAAAAGTTACCCTTGATATTCCTGCGCCGCTACTGGTAGTATGTCCCCTCACCAAAAAGCGGCATGGATAGGCTAAACACAAACAACCTTAAAATTTTTGCGAAGATGCTTGAAAGCCCTGATTGAACTTGACAAAATTCTGGTTCTGTGATATAGTGTGTACGGATTTCATTACGACTAGATTTCATTACAGCGACGGGCACAGTTAGAGCTGTGCCAAAGAGAATGAGGGGCAGGGGAAGGAGCAAAAATGAGTTGGCTCTCGGAGCAATGGAAGCAAAGTGCTACTCCGGAAGAGTTCTATGATATGCTTGCAGACATGGGTCCGCTAACATTCTTGGAGAGGGCTAAACTATTCATGAAATATGCGCCTCCTGGAACATCTTTGTTTCTAGGCACATTAGTTCAAAAAGTGCAAACAGACGACCTGCCCGCTAGGTGGGAGTTCGTGCAGAAGCAATAATAGAGGTCATGGACTGACATCACTAAAGAAATGTCTATGGAAAAAACACTTACCGTTCGAGTAACCAAGGAGCTGCATACAGCCCTCAAAGTAAAAGCTGCTCAAGGCCAAGTTTCCCTCAGCCAAGTGGTGCGTTGGCTTTTGCAAGGCTGGCTTGATAATATGATTGTTGTGGGTAAGACTGTTGGGCCCTTGAGGAACTCTCATAAGCCTGAGTCGGAATGATTTTGGCATTAGCAACGGCGGAGAAAGAAGAATGATAATGGCAATTTTTGGCGCCCTTGTTCTTATAGTCACCGCGGTGTGGATCTGGTATCTGAGACACACCTATCTTGAGAGTCGCGAGGAATCGTTTAGAAGACACCTAGAGCTGCATGGATATTCTAGCACAGAAATAGATGCCGCCGTCCGAGGTTTTCTCAAATGCGAAAAGTATTGACGCGGGGTGGATACGCCAAGGCTCTCTAGCCTCGCTTTTGGGAACTCCCGGAAGCGACAAGTGAACAGCGTGGATGAAGTACAAATAACAGCGCATTAAGGAGGATTCTTGATGTCTGAAATCATCGTGGTTCACGAAGTCCCAGAGGGCAAAGAGACAGGGCCTCTACTCATTGGGCCGACCACCCTAGTCAATAGAGTGCAGACCGCTGCCGAGTGGTGTCAACAGTCAGAATACCAGTTCATCAAGGCTGCCATTTTGGATAGATTGGATGAGGTTGAAGCGTTCATGGAGGGATGGGATGAAGATAAGAAAGAGATTGCTAGTCCACTAGAGGGAGGTGATTAAGCAAGTCAAACTTAACAGTCACACAAAAGCTTATCCTGAAACATCTATCAGAATGAAAGGAGAATTGCAGTAAAATGAGTCCAGTATTTGAAAGGGAAAACTTTGTTGGCGAAGTAACCAGCATGATCGTCAAGGAGGGCGACTTCGGGCCTCAGATCGAGGGGGAAATCACCAGGCTAGACGATTCCCCTGATCGCATGGTGTGGATTCCCATCCCAGAGCGAATCACCAAGGGCACTACACTGGGGCGCTGGATTCTGGCAGTCGCGGAGCTAGAACCCGAAGCAGACCTGCTGGATTTCAGCCAGAGGGAAAAGGCGCTCAAGAAGCTCTGCGCGATCTTAGAGGGCAACTTCTACCTGTGGGAGAACAGGGAATATACCTATCCAACTGGATCGAAGGAGAGGCTGACCCCAGTTGAGAAGTACGCAACCGAGGAGCTTGCAATGGCTGCATCGGGCGAGGGCATATCAGTGACTACGGTGGCCACAACTACTGGTGGCTTAGCTGTACCCGATGCTTGGGAAGGCATTGAGGAAGAGTGGAAGGCCGCCGTCCAAGCCGTGAAGGAAGAATTTGAGGGCAAGCCCAAGGCTGTCGTCGCCAAAGCACTCCAGGGCCGTGAGGGGAAATTGCTGGAAGAGTACGCGGCCAGCCCGGATGACTTCTTGACATGGTGGGACGAAGTGTAGAAAACATCTTCACCTCCTTGTTTAACTCGGCTTGGGCGGGTGAGTAGGCAACTGCTCCCAAGCAAGCAGTTGCCATTGTAACAATCTAATGATGGGAGGGAGGGGCAATGGATGACTTGGAATTGCAGAGGCTAGAAGATGTGGCAATTGCAGCGCAGGCGATGTGTGAGGCTGCCGATGTAACAGCGGCCTATGGTGCTGAGGGCGACCGCTCTGATTACATCGTGGAGATGGATGTGTCAGCACAGGCATGGGAAGCACTGGCCGATGCCCTCAATGTGCTAGATAAGGAGAAGGAAGTGCCAAAGACGGAATACACAGAATACGACGATGGCCCGTGGGCTACTGGGGGATCCGATTCCAACGTAGATGTCGCTGGGCACTGGCAGTTCCCTAGGCCAGACGTGTCCAGCAAGGTTGAGGTGAAGACACCCATTATGATTGTACCACTGAAAGATGGCTATGTGGTAGAGGACGGGGAGTTTAAGGTGGCCAGGGTGGCCCTCACCAACGCCGAGGACTTGGCTGAGTGGCTCCTAGGCTGGCTGGGATTTAAGGAGAGTGATTACTACCTTATGCCAGCCCGCGAGGGCTTGGCTGAGGAACTGGCGGACAGTGTTGAGGCCAAGATTGAGGCTTACGCAGCCGAGATGGAGAATAAGTGGCCAAACATAGACGCACAATTGGCTGATTACTATAAACGGCTAGACGGAATAAAACGACGTTGGGCTAATCATGATGAGAGGCTATACGAGATTGAGCAGGATCACGAGAAAGCACTAGGTGTAGCAAGGGCAGCCCAGACATACGTTGAAACCGGCGACGAGCGCGATTTCATCAAGCTAGTTGAGGCTGTGAAGAAGTGGCGGGGGATAGAAGAAGGTTGAGATGAAAGTCAATTACCGCGGTTTTGAAATAGATGCCCACAGAGACAAGTGCATGGCTGGCTATACCCTTCTGTACTATTCTGTTATGCGCATCAAAGACGGCTGGGAGTTTGATAGTGGTTTTCTAGATACTGCTGACAGAGTACAAACCATTATTAAGTGTTTCAAGCGACGGGTAGGCGATTATCATAAGAATCCAGAAAGCCGCGACGAAGTGGCCTACATACCAGAATAAGGGAGGTGACATGAAAGAGGAGTTGCATATTCGGTACACAATTGAAGGGCGTATAGACTCAAGCTTTGACACCGCCTTGGTTGCCTTGGCTAAGCAACACGATTGGCATTTCTGGGCAAGCGGTTTTAGCCACATAACAGGCGAGCGGGGCTTGGCCTTTGACCGTCTGGATCGCACACCTAATCGCCTGATAGCCACGTCGCCAGTGGCTTTTGAACTAGATTCTTTCACTTAAGTAACATTATGCCCTTCATTTTTATTGACCCCAGTGAGGCTAGGGAGGGTTCTAGGATGCCGTCGGCGATAGTCAAGATCGCGGAGCCAATACCAAATCTAGAGGCAGTGACGGGTGGCGATATGCTCATTAGTCCTTTGAGAAAGCCTAGGTTAGAATGGATTACAAATGCATTGCCACATCAGCTTATTCTACGCAAACATTGCGAGGCTGGCCGGCTGATACAGCGAAAAACTGGTCGCGATCTGGCAAACAGTGTGCCCAGACTGTCTCAAATCCGTGACAAGATGTTGCGCTGGACTGATTCCCCGGAACTGCTTTTCGTGGGTATCCTGAAATGTGATGTGAACGGGATGGCGATAATTGATGGGCAAGATAGCCACTTTTCCTACGCGGCTATCCAAGGAGCCTTGACTAGTTGGCAACGGCCCAAAGATGGTTCAAGAGGCGGCTGTGTCACATTTCTGAGCCGCGACGGCCTGATTGCGCCTTGGGTTGACAACCAGCTAGCTAGGTTGCGATTGCTTCGGGAACATCCCGAAAGGACTGTCAAGCAACGCTTCCCAAGGCTGCCCATAGGGGCGGATACAGATAGGGCGCGTACGCTTCGTACCTTGGCAATGTGCGAAGAAATTGGTGATGATAAGGCCGCCTTGATTCTTAACCATTGTGGATCACTAGCATGGTCACTGGCCTATCTTAGTGAGGGTAAAAAGCAATCGCTCAAAGGCATTGGCCCCAAGACCTTTCTGGCTGCGAGGCGATGGCTCTTTGGAGATCAGGCGGATCTTGAATTGAAGGTTTATACTAGGGGGCAAAACGAGGTGAGTTAGAGGGATTGATTATGGACTTTGCACAGAGATTTGAAAAGGTTTTGGGCAGGGAGGCTCAGGGGGATATAGTTTGTGGCGACTGCCTAAAAGTGATGGGGCAGATGCCAGACGAGTGTGTGGATTTAGTGGTGACAAGCCCACCCTACAATTGTCGAATGGCCTACGGGGTCTCCGATGACCAGCTACCGTGGCAAGACTGGTATCAATTGATTGACAGCGCACTTCAGGGTTGCTATCGGATATTGCGACCTGGCGGAGTAATAGCCCTGAATGTCCCCTTGGTAGTCCGTTGGCAACGGGATCACACTTACAGAGATACATGGTCAGATTACGACCCGGAGTACCTGACCCATGTGGGTAGCCAACACAATCAGAGAGGCAAGGGACGAATAGAGCCGCTAGGCTTTCGGGTGTTTGGGCAAATGGAGCGAATCGGCTTCAAAATGCGTGAGCCTATAATCTGGGTTAAGGGTAGCGAGGGCAACGCGATATGCTCAGATTACCGAATGGGCTGTGACAGTGACCCATATATGAGGCCCGCCCATGAAATCATCCTGCTGGGCTCAAAGGGCCGTTGGTATCACGATGGAGGGACAGGTCGGCGCGGCAAAGAAGCTGTGCCTTTCTTGGAGGAGACAAAGGATGTGTGGTTTCTCCCGCCTGTATCGGCCAAGGAGCACCCTGCCACTTTCCCTCTGGAATTGCCATCAAGATTGATCCAGCTGTTCGTCCATCGGGCCAATACCCAAGACCTGCCAGAGCCAATTGTCTTTGACCCGTTCATAGGCAGCGGTACAACTGCCGTGGCCGCCGACCGGCTAGGTCGCCGCTTCTTCGGCTGTGACATCAACCCTCAGTACGTCAAAATGAGCCTTGACAGAATCAGACAAGACAGATTGAAGCGCTCTCAATTAGCGCTTGAAGGCATTTGATTTTAGTCAAAACGAGGCAAGCCAAGATGACTTCTAACATCATCATTCACTTTGAGGACTGGGAAGCTGAGCGAATGAAAGACCCAGAGTTTCGGGCCGCTGTTGAGGAATTGGAGCCTGCGTACCAAGCAGCGTGGCTGCGAATACGGAAACGCCTCTGGGCCATCGGGCAAGAAGGACGCTCGCGTGCCCTAGAGTACGATGGAGATCCTATTGAGGACCTTCACCACATCCTGCCCGAGGATCTCTCTGCTGAGGAGTGGCAGAGTATTATCTCTGGGGCTTATGGCCTAAAAGAGCAGGTTCTTGAATTGGAAGCAGAAGTCCACACATTAAGCACTATGTTAGATTGTCAATGGGGGGAGGAGAAAATGGACAGACACCTTAGGCATAAGGCACAGCGGGCACTGCGTTGTTTCGCAAGCGTGCTAGTGTCCAATGACCCAAAAGTCTATGCTAAAGCATTCGGATGGACACCGCAGAGGCTACGCAAGCTGGTTGATGATATGCACCCGCCTTCCGTAGATCTACAGGAGGGCAGAGAAGAGACGGCATCTGACGCGGCTAAGCAGTGCTGCATCTGTGGTAAGGAACTTGACGCCCTTGGAATTTGCAAGGCGTTGCCCCATTTCAGTAACCCGCCGCCTGTCAACCTAGGCGGCATAATAGGACGCCAATTTTTAGAAGCGCGACTTAAGCGGCTCGTGGAAACAACCCAAGCGATACAAGAACTTGTCATGCATGGGAAACTTGACCGCGAGCAGATGGAGAAGCTATGGACTCAAGCGCGGGTTGCTAGGGAGAAGATGATTGCACTTCTTGGTGAAGAAACCCAGGATAGGTGAAAGGAGAAGCAATGACCAAAGAATTTGAGGCTTTATGGCCCTATCCCGTCAAGGGCTTGGTGTACGTTTAGAGAATACGATAATAAGTGAGGCCATGGCAGTTTTTGAAAAAAGTATATGGACTTTATCAACCGAGTAGTGCATGGTGACTGTTTACAGATAATGGCTGAAATGCCAAGCGAGGCAGTGAATTTGATTTATATAGACCCACCCTTTGGTGATAATGCCGTTGATAAACAGCTTGGCTTATATTGGAACGCAACTGAAGAGCACTTACGGTGGTTTGATGAATATTTTGGGCAATGTGTTCAAAACATCAAGAAAAGGAGGCGGCTTGCACATTATCTCTATTTTATGCACGAGCGGCTGGTGTTGATGCGGGATCTGCTGGCTGAGGATGGAAGTATTTATGTGCATTGTGACTGGAGGGTGAATAATTACATACGCAGCATATTAACAGAAATATTTGGGGCAGACCGATTCAGAAATGAAATAGTTTGGCGACGCATCTGGGCGCACAGCGATGCTAACCGCTTTGGTAATATCCATGACACGATTTTCTTTTACACAAAAGCAGAAACCTATACTTGGAATGATGCATATATGGATCAATCTGAGAAGTATTTGAAATCCCATTATTCAAAAACTGATGAGTATGGTAGGCATTATCAACTTATCAGTATGAGCGCGAAAACAGGTAACAAGGAATTGCGAGTTATTAATGGTAAACAATACTATCCCGATGGCAATGCCTGGAAATATTCTCAAGCTACCATTGACAAGCTTTGGGCTGAGAGTAAAATCGTATTTACCTCTGAAGGTACACCCCGGTTAATACAGTATCTGGACCCAGATAAGGGTAAAAGGGTTCAAACAATATGGAATGATATCTATCCACTCAATTCTCAAGCCATAGAACGATTGAATTACCCCACTCAAAAACCCGAAGCCCTGCTGGAACGCACCATCCAGGCCTCCTCCAACGAAGGCGACCTGGTCGCCGATTTCTTCTGCGGCAGTGGAACAACGTTAGCTGTAGCAGCCAAGCTGGGGCGCAGATATTTTGGTTGTGACATTAATCCTGAAGCAGTAAGCCTTGCCCTTGCCCGCTTGGCAAGAGACCGTGAACAAAGAGCGCAGATGGGGTTAGGTATCTGAAAGATTGCCATTATGGGATGGCGGCACGACAAGCAATCTTAAATTTTATGGGTGATTGAAAGGAGGAAACTAACATGAGTAAGCCTTCTATCCTGCCCCCCGAAATGTGTGGAGTCATGTTCATCAGTGGCTACCGTGGCATCGGCAAGAGTTTTCTGGCTTCTCAAGCTGATTTGCCACAAAACATCGCATTTTTTGACTTTGAGGAAAAAGGCAAGGGCATTGATTCCAACTTGAAGTTTGGCTTGTACCGGGCCCTGACCGCTGAGGCTACGCCATCGGGCAGGCGCAAGGCAGATCCAATCAGGTTGCATGACATAACTATGGTTGCCTTTGATAGCCTGGCCCAAGATCAGTTTACGGTGGCTGTCCTGGATAACGTATCGCCTTTTGAGCTGGCCTTGCAAGCAGCCGCCTATAGAGACGTTGACCATTATTGCCGAGCGTTCGGGCTCGTGAAATCCAATGTGATGGCTGGCCGATTCGGCGGCGTGAAATCCGTAGTGAATTATTTGATTAGCGAAGTATGCCATAGCCTCTTTGGCAAGGGTATAAAACTTGTTGTCGCAACCTCACACATAAGTTCTCGCTGGGCCCCAACGGGCCCCATTCCGAATAAGTATAATATGAAGGGGGCTGATCGCTGGCAAGATTTAAGCATTTTGACCCTTATCCTAGTGCCAGGGGATGTCGTTCCTATTCCCACCGCGATTGTTCGGAAAGAAGCCCTGGGCCTAATCAGTATCAATCGGGAACCGACTCCCGAAGAGATAAAATCGATGCTTGAGGGCAAAATGGGCCACGACTGCAGGCGCAGACTCCCTTTGCGCCTCTCAAAATGCACCTTTCAGGAAATCCGCAGATACCTCCATGAGCCTGCCGACTTGGCAAATCCAGAGTCTGGTGAAGTTTCTGCTAGCGAAGAAAGTGATCCATTTGACAAAAAGCTCTCGCGGGAACAAATAGATTATATCAAGCTGGCTATGCAAGCAGAAGAACGTCAAAGGCAAAGGCCGTCAGTCCTGCAACAAAGGCAGCGGAAAGTAACCCAGATGTCCTTGAACTTGCTGCGGCTGGCAAGAAGCCGCGGGAAATCGCGAAGGAACTGGACATCGCGCTACCAACAGTGTTGCAGGCACTTCGGGAACAATAAGAGGGAAGAGATATGAGAGACGCAGCCGACATTTGTGATCAGAAGTTAGATGCCTGCCATGCTATGAGTAGGGGGCTAGAAGATGTGCCCCGCCCCAAGTTGAGAAGCGCCCCAGGGCCGTATAAGTTGAATAGCATCATCGCAGGGGATGCAAAAGACCTTTTGGCAGAGCTGCCCGAAGCTTGCATAGACCTAACTGTGACTTCGCCCCTCTATGACGATCTCCGAGACTACAAAGGTTACTCTTTTCGATTCAAATCGATAGCCTCTGAATTATTCAGGGCAGCGCGGCCCGGCGGCACAGTAGTGTGGGTGGTGGGCGATGCAACGAAGAACTTTTGTGAGAGCCTGACAAGTTTCAAGCAAGCCATATACTTTGTTGAAGTATGTGGATTCAACCTTTTAGATACAATGCTTTACTTGTGCGAGTGAGCCAAGCCAACCCGCCGCTGTTTGCAATCCGACAATTTTGCAGAAGGAGAATAATGAGTAACACACTAGAAGAATTCGGGAACGCAATAGCAAGGGGCGGGCTTGAGGCCGGGGCAAAGTTTGTGGGCAAATTACCTGAAGAACAAAAGCGGTTATTGATTGTAGAACTTGAAGATGGCGGTGCTGGGTGGGTAGCCGCTTGGCTGACCTTGCGTACAATATCGGACGCGGCTGCGGAGGCGCTTGCAGGAATAGACGAAGGGGAAGTGGTTGCCCCGCCACCGGCGGTGCTGCAAGCGCTTCGGGAACAATCTTGAAACCACTGATACAAGCCCTAGCCATCACCTTAGTGATGGCAATATTGGGGCCAACTTTAACATTTGCAGATAATCCCGAAATAGAAGATGGCCTCTGTACCTACTACGGCACAACGACTGACGGCTACTTGGGCAAACGCCACGCCGCTTCGTGGTGGGGGCAGACGTGTCCCGGGTTCCCGGAGACGGTAGATGATTCTCATTTCGGCGCGGCCACTCGGTCTCGGGCCATCCCGTTTTGCGCCCGATTGGAGTTGCGAATCACCGACCTGCCAAAATGGGCCAAGCCCGAACTGAACGATCTCATTGGAAACACCGTCACCGTTACGGTCATTGACCGATTGCCCTGGGACGCGCCAGTTGATTTTGATCTCTGGCCAGCAGCGTTTGCCGCCCTTGCGGGTTCTTCCGCGATGCGAGATCGGTTGGGAATCTGTGAAGTTTCGGTGAGGATTATGAAGACAAGAAAGGCAGAGGGGGCAAAAGGAAGGGTCCAATTGCTTTTAGAAATTGATTGGGGCTCTGCCGAATCTTTATTGTTGGGTGATTAAGAGGAGGGTTAGATGGCTCGGCTAGAAGATATTGCGGAAGAATTGCTGCGAACATTGATGGGGCAAATGTGGTTTAAGGGCCCTTTGCCAGAGGAAGGATGGGCCATAGCGAGGATTACGCAAGCCTTAGTGCAGGCGAAGCAAATCCCATTAAACATCCGGTTGGAAATGAATCTGGCCACAGTGCACCCAAGCAGGAACTTGGGGCGGGAAATCCTTAAAGATGTTCAGGAAGCAATGCAGAAATACCGAGCGATATAGCCAAGGTTTTGTTAAGGGGCAGCAGCACCTGATTGATTTGGGGCCTTATTCGGAAAACACAATAGTGGCGGGCGACTGCCTAGAAGTGATGGGGCAGATGCCGGATGAGTGTGTGGATTTGGTGGTGACGGATCCGCTGTTTACCCTGCCAGTTTATACAGCGGCTTCACGCAAGCTAATCCGTAACCTTGGGGATTTTTCAGCATCCTCGTGCCAAATGTCCCTTGTATTCGCAGAGCTTGAGAGAGTAACCAAGCCCACGGGCCGCCTGTTTGTGTTTTGCGATGCGAATTTCTACCCAGTATTATTTGCTGCGACTTATGAACGATGGTATCAACAGCTTCTAGTGTGGGACAAAGGGCGAATAGGCTTTGGCACTGATTTCCGCAAACAGTTTGAGTTGATACTATACCTCCGCGGCCATGGTGCCCCGCCCCTAGATAGACGCAACAACAAACCCGATGTTTTGAAATGCAAGCCCGTACCTTCCAAAGAACGGCTGATAGAACCACAAAAGCCGATTAGCCTAATACTTGAACTGCTGGATGGTATGCCCTGTGAGCTTCTATTTGACCCCTTTATTGGTAGCGGCACCACCGCCGTAGCCGCCGACCGACTAGGCCGCCGCTTCTTCGGCTGCGACATCAACCCCAGCTATGTCAGGATGGCCCTAGAAAGACTGCGGCGAGATAGAGAGAGCCGTGCACAATTGGAGCTATTGTAATTATGACAGTAGAACAGGCTATCAAGGAAGCATATAGGCGTGGGGCTGCCGCAATGTATGACATGGGTTGCGGCGGTTTGTCCCACATCAAGGCTTGGCGAAAAATATGCACTGTATCGGGCAATCCACCGAACGTTCGAGATTTGCTAGAACAATTCCGCGATAAAGCTAGTGAGCCATTACGAGGGCAAGTCTCCACGCAACAAGTAGTCTCTGAGATACTGAATGAAGATGGTTGTATCGACACTCTGCATTTAGGGTGTTAATAATATTACTTTATGGAAGGAGGTGAGAAACAATGGATTGGCTACCAGTGATCGGCACAGTTGCTTTTGGTGCCCTTGCCGCGCTTATCATCGAGGCGCTCAAGAATTGGGGGATCATCAATAGTGAGAACGCGGCCAAGCAGGCCAACTTAGTGCTGGGCATAGTCTGGGCGGCCCTAGTGGGAGTTATGTACTACTGGCCTGAGACGACATCCTACGTCGTAGCTGTTGTGCAGTTCGTCTTCTCGGTTCTGGGCGCGGTTCTTGGCACGACGGGTGCCTATAAGCTGGCTGTGCAAAAGAAGGATTGCTACCAGTAGAACGAAGCCGCCTGTCCTGTTCGTGACGTGCCCACTGACGAACAAGGCGGCTAGACGGCAGGGCAGGATTGGTACTTGGGCTGGTGAGGCTACTGAGGTGACGAGGTGGGGTTGACTACTGAGTCTAGAATGTGCATGCCAATTGGATCAGTGTTCCCGGACCCTGTCTCAGGCTGCCCAACGAAATATCAGTTAGCGAAAGCCAGGGAGGAGTAACCAGCCCAAGTATCAAACAAAGAATGTGCTTGTGCCGCAGGGCGGTTGCCTAGTATGGGGGCAGCGAGGAGGAGTTATGCGTATGATGCACCTTTGCCATTTTAGAACCGTTCCAGCAGACAAAGAGTGTTTAGAAGCAATATGGTCTCAGGGCCGCTCTTGTCGTACTTGCTTTGTAACTTGCTATAGGCGCGGCTGGCTGAAGGCCCAAGTTGATAGAGATAATAAACAGCGTGCGAGGTGCCAGCGAGATGCTTGGCAAAATCAAACAGCTTTGAAAGGAGAAATGAATGGTGGGTGAAGTGACAGAGCTAGTCGCGGGCATCTACAAGGTGATGGCCGATGACGATGAGTTATGGCAATGTATCGCCGTCATAGCTAGAAAGCTCCTGCATGCCTATATGAAGGAGGGCTTTTCTAGGAGAGAAGCGCTAGAGCTTATTGGCCGCGGGACGCTAAATATGATGCAGCCAAAGCCTGGTTGAAATCAGTAGGGAATTTGAAAGGAGAGGAAATGGAAACCTTGAACTACAGCAAATACTTTAAGCCATTGGTACATGAATCAGCGATTATACCCGGCTTGCAAATCACTGATTACAATGCTGGCACACTGACTTGCCCAAGGTGTGGGCAAGATCAGGCAGACATTCCCCACGGTGAGCGGCACAAGTGCCAGTGTGGGCTAGTCATGGAACGATGGGGCAACGCGCTTCAGATTAGGCTCTAGGAAGGGCTGCGGCGGCGTTGCGCTTATGAAACGCAGTAGGTGGGACAGGCTACGGCGGAGAGGCTTCCTAGTCACACAGGCCCCCGTCGGCTAGGTGAAAGACTAGCCCGCGGCCTTGCTTGATAACTTTGAAAGGAGAGAAAATGGAACAAGCTACCCTGCGCTTAATTGTGGGGGAAATCCCCCATACACTCACCGTTCCGGCGGGCGAATCCCTAATCAATGTCAACGGCCATGACATTTTGGTTGAACTCAAAGGCAAAAGCCTTCGCGTTCATGAAAGCGCAAGCTCGTCTAGTCAATCTATAGTTATGAATGCCAAGGGAATCGTTGAATTGGAAAGAAGCCAATGTAAACAATGCGGCTCCCTATACTATGAACATTACAGCGACTGCCGCGAGCTAACCTTGATGCGGGGGAAGCACATCTGTTTTGGGTGCGCTTTCTGGCACAATATGGTTGAGAAGCATGGTAATGATCCGCTGTGGTGGCGTGTCAATGGCAGAAGCTATATACCCAAAAAGACACTTTTGCCAGATGAGAAGGCTGTTTCTCAACGTCACGGTGGGCCATTTAAGGGCTTCGCTGGGCGGGAGTTTTTCGTCAAGATAAATGACGGGGCAATACATCGAACCGACGACCTGTGGGGGCAAGGGACTATCCCTGATTGGCTGTCTGGGCAATTTCCCGATAACGCTGAGTTTATCGGCAGGGAAGAATATTGGGCATTGCAACATGGAAATATCTGACGAGCTAAGAAGCAGAATACTCGCCGAATACAACCGATGCAAGCCCAAGTTGGATGAGTATGTTGCTGGCAGGGAATTTGAGTCCAAGTTCGTCATTTTCCCAATCTACATTGACGGCGTCATTGACCAGGTGCGCTATAATGTGGAGGAGGGCCGCTTTGACCAGATTGCGATCAGGGTTGCGACCGAGGGAATCGTAAAGTGGGATATGGGCATGTTTAGTGACTGGGCGGCTTATTGTGATAAGAGTGAGGAAGTGATCGTCCTATTGGAGGAAGGATGAAACCCAGAGATGCAAGAACGCTTGACGAAATACGTGCATTGGAGATTGACAATGTGGTAATTGAAATTGGGCCATACTCGCTAATGCTTGATGAGCAGGATGCGACCTTAGCCCAAGAAGTGCTGGAGGACTCTGCTTTGGCTGGGGTTACCATACCTATACCCCGAGAAATCTTCAATCAGCTTGTGGACTGGTACAACGCGGGGATACGGAAGGGGTAATAAGCTTGTTTGTCTGCTAAGAGAGGGAAGTTCAAGCCCTTTCGGCAGGGACACTTCCTCCTTTGTCAGACCTAGCCTAGGCAGTAGTAGGCAATGGCGGTCGCTTCCTAGGCGAGCGACTGCCTAAAAGCAGGCTGAAAGGGGATGAGGACATGGAGCATCTTAGGTATCTAGTGTTGGGGATATGTGCTTTACTGGCAGGGACTGCGTTTGTGCTATTCCTAATGTGGGTATTGGATACAGTCAATAGAAATCCGCGCTGGGTTGAGTTTGTTGTAGTGTTTATAGTTCTACTCATCGTTGCCTACACACTGGGTCGCTGGCTTCTGGGGCTATCTTTGTGACGGGCGGGGAAACTGGCCTGTAGCTCTGATTAAAAGGGATAAGGGGAGGCAGAATGGACATCTGTGTATGGGCAGAAATGGAAGCGGCGCAATTGCTATGGCCACCCTATGGTTGCAAGGGTGGTTCGCCTGCCTCTGGCGTGGCGGATATGCATGAGGCAGGGAATATCATCATTGTGTTGGCCGAACGCATTAAGGCAGAAAGGGCCGTGGCTACAATGCAGCGAATAAGCACGGAGCCCACTCTTGTCAAGCAAAGAAATTTGGATTGAGTTGCGAAGGCTTCTTAGATAGGAAGCACAAAGACAAAAAGGGCCGAGTATGGGCTTTGCACAGAGATTTGAGAGAGTGTTAAGCGGGGAGGTTCGGGGCGATATAGTCTGCGGTGATTGCTTGGAAGTAATGGCCGCTATGCCTGATGGGTGTGTAGACTTGGTGGTGACTGATCCGCCCTATAAACGAGAGTCTCTTTTGCTATTTGGGAACTTGGCTATTGGTGGGCAACGGGTAATGAAAGACAAATCATGGCTTGTTACCCTCTGTGGGCACTATCAAATACCAGAGGTATTGTCATTGATGTGTCCGCACCTTGATTATCACTGGATGGGGTCTCTGGAAAATCGTAGCTATCCTCGATTGTTTGGTGTAAATTTTATGGTAACATGGAAGCCTATCTTGTACTTCCGCAAGGGCAAGGCAACACACAAAGTTATGTGTGACGGCATCCCCCGAACACGGTCGCCAGATCAGACAAAACATCCGTGGGCTCAGAATATGACTTGGGCCACCCATTTAATTGAGAATTTGTCTGATCCAAGCGCCTTAATTTTTGATCCCTTTATAGGCAGCGGCACAACCGCTGTAGCCGCCGACCGCCTAGACCGCAAGTTCTTTGGCTGCGACATCAATCCTGATTATGTCAAAATGAGCCTTGACAGAATCGGCCAAGACAGATTGAGGCGTTCTCAGTTAACTCTATTGTGAAATCACCAAATAGGAGGTTAAGAACATGAGAAAGAGTAGATTATCTATACAGGCCAAGCTACTAGCCAAGCTATTCTCCGTTCCCGGAGTGGTCAGTGTGGGATGGGGATACAAGGTCAAGAACGGGAAGCAACTTGATCGAAAATGCATAATAGTGGGAGTTGAGAAGAAGCAGCGCCTCATCTGGCCTTGGCACAAAATATCCAGCCTCACAAACCTAGAGACTGACGTGATTGAGGTCGGCAAGATCGTGGCACTTCAGTCCCGGGCCGACAAATGGCGGCCAGCACCGGGCGGGGTATCAATTGGTCACTATCAGGTCAGTGCCGGAACGCTGGGCTGCCGCGTGCGGGTTAAGGGTGAACAGGGCTGGTGCATCCTATCCAACAATCATGTACTTGCCGATTGCAACATAGGCCGATTGGGGGACACCATTTTACAGCCAGGGACTGCAGACGGTGGGGCCGTTGATGACAGGATTGGCGATCTTGCGGATTTCAGATCCATCAATTTTGCAGGTGAGCCAAACTATGTTGACTGCGCCATTGCTTGGCCTGATTATCAGAAAGATGTAAGCAGTGAAATTTTGGGGATCGGGGAACCCGCTGGGTATGGTGAAGTGCAATTAGGAATGGCGGTTCAAAAATCAGGGCGAACAACAGGCGTAACCACGGGCACCGTTCAACAAATAGGCGTTACGGTTCAGGTAGCCTATTCCGGCAATCAAGTGGCTATGTTCCACGATCAGATTATAACTGGGTGCATGTCCAAAGGGGGAGACTCTGGTTCGGTGTTATTGGATATGGGCCGAAAGATAGTGGGCCTGCTTTTCGCGGGATCAGATATGGTCACATGTTACTCGCCTATCGAGTACGTCATTGAGATTCTGAATTTGGATACCGAGGATCCCCCGCCGCCTGACGAAGTGACAAAGACATACTGTAAGTGGGGGATGCATGGGCCGAATAAAGACCCCACGAATATAAGCAGCATGGTTTCATTGGGAATGGATTGTTACACAGTAGTCGATAAATGGGAGCAAGTCAGCCAGATTCGCGCGGCTCGACCCAATGCTCTTATTCTCCTACGACCATACTTCACAGGGGGGCTAGCAACCGACCCCGTGGTAATCGCGCAACAGGCTTGCGACCACGCCATACAGTTCTTAGACAAAACGAAGCACTTGGTCATAGGAAACGAGTTGAATATCGAGGGGCCATTTGAAGCACAGAATCCAGATTCTTGGAAGAAGATGAACGAATGGGTCCTAAAGACAGCCGAGGTAGTCAGGCAAAATCTGCCCGAGGTGATACTGCACTTCCCGGCAGTGTCTCCTGGAGTGGGGGATGATCCTGACGTAATTGATTACCCTCTGAGGAAGATGATAGTTGATACTTGGCTAGAGGAACTCATTGTAAGAAGGGGCCTTGGTAGGAAAGACAAGGAGCTCATGGAACTCATGCGTGAGGGGATAGATCCCGCAATGGATCCGCCAGGCTTAGAATACTGTCGGGATGCCATTGCGGCTTGCGACATCCTAGATCAGCATGTCTACTGGCCTTCGCGACATCCTGAGCGCTTTGAGCCTTGGTTTGGACGCCGGATGCTCTGGCATCACAAGTTATTCCCTGATAAGTACATATTCATATCGGAGTGCGGGCCGACCAATGTTCAACCAGAGGGGACGGCCCAAGACATCATTGAATGGTTCAACATATTGGAGTCCGAGTTTCCTTACGTTTTGGGAGGGACTCTCTTCATGTGGAACTGGGGCCCAGAAAATGATCACTTTAACTATTACAACAAGCCGAAGCTCATCGGGGCTTTGCGAGATGCAACAAAGAGGCAATTTGAAGTACCAACAAATTGGATATTTAACGGAGGTGACGGAATGCAAGCAAGAATTTGGCGTAGAGACCTTCCTGGTCTCCCAGTTCAAACCATGGATGTGGAAGCTTACTTGGGAGGCGTGGTGTGTTCAGAGATGTACTGTAGCTGGCTGCTTGAAGCCCTTAAGGTTCAGGCAGTTGCTGCCCGTGCGTATGTAATGTACCATCGAGAACATGGTGGCAAGCATCCATCACAGGGCGCAGACCTTTGTACCGAAACTTGCTGTCAGCAGTACAGGGAGTCAAACATCACGGATAAGAGCATTCGGGCAGTCACGGAGACGAGGGGTATCCACTTGCTTGACGCAAGCAACAAGGTTATCCAAGCCCAGTACATTTCCAAGTGTGGTTTGGGGCCATGTCCATACTGCGAGGGTCGGCCAGGGCATGATGGAAAACAATGGCCTGGGCGGATGTGTCAGTATGGCGCCAAAGTCTCCGCCGAGCAAGGCAAGTCATGGCGTGAGATTCTGAAGTTCTACTATCCCCATGCCCACCTTTCGGATGAGGAAACGCCCAGCCCTCCGCCCCCAGAGGCAGACATTGGCGAATGGCTGTTGGAGGGGATGGATCAGCAGCTTCGTCTTTGGCATGAGCGGGTAGAATATAATCCACATACTAGCTTGGCACGAGCTGCGCGGAATGCGAGGCCGCCGCTTGGCCTGCCTTTTAGCAAAGAGTTGCGCAAAACACGCGACTCCAAAGTATTTGTCCACCAGTTTTTCTGGACAGCCATGGCTTGGTGTCGCGAGAATGAGTATGATAATATCCACATAGTGTACTATTAGGAGAGCAAGGCCATGAAAATAAAAGGCGAAGTCCAAGTGACTAGGCTAGATACCAATTCGTTCAAGATTACAGTACATCACCCCAAAGAAGCACCAATAGCATTCCCCCGTTTCTCTTGGCCCATCAATGCCATTTTGCACATTCCCTTTGAGAGCAATGAACTGATTGAAGTTGGGCCGTTTTTTATGCCTAACGCGGAAGCATGGCAACAATTTACAATCTATCCGCGAGACAAAGGAGATCAAGAGTTAGTTGGGGTTTAGTTAAATACCAATGAAGGAGGAACTAGAGATGACCATGATCCCTGTTGAGGGCCAATCGACAATGAATTCCAGCGATTGGGTAGCCGAACATGTGATGGGATTTGAGCGAGGGGGCTGCTGGGGTATAACAGGTAGCGGCTTGGCTTCATCTGATGGAACATGTGAATCATGGTATTCTTGTGATTGGTGCGGGCAACCAGTAAAGCCAGGGCCTTGCCCAAGGTATCCATTTCCCAGATTCACACTGGTTGACCTGATGCAGAAGCTGGGCGAGAAGGGCTATCATGTCATGGTGCGTGTAGACCCAGAGCGCAAATGCCACAAGTTTACCATGGTGGTAAACAGCGCACGTGTCTGTGATACCGACAATCCCCTGAAATCGCTCTGTGCCTATCTATATAGCAGGCGAGAACTTTGGCAGCGCCTTGAGGAAATATCGGGTCCTTGGCATGGTCCAAGAAAGCCAGAGAAGAAACGCTTCGTGAGTGGCGAACAGGTGCTTGAAGAATATGTGCCTGACTATGAGCGATACAAGGGCCCGTTTGATGATTGGCCCACGCAGCAGGAAGAGGAACCCGATCTAGCCTTTTTTGCCAATATCCGTGATGCCATTAAGCTTCTGCAAGAAGCCATAGCTAAATCATCTGAATAACAATCTAGGAGCGCCTAGCTCATCGCAGGTAACATCTCTGGTGGGGCAGAGACCGTTGCTTGAGGAAACTCTGGACTGCCCAAGCGGGCAGCGAGGCTCTAGGGGCACTGGCGAACCAGGCGCTAGTGGGAGTCGCAGCTCCCTAGAGAATAGGGAGCCGGCCAACATGGCTGAGAAGGATGATGAGCGCCGCCATTGGCGGCACAAAATCCAGGTTATGGGCGCTTCTGTAATTATGCATACTTTGGTAGGTAAACTATGGATTCACTAGGCCCCTATAAATTAAATCAAATCTATGCTGGCAATGCCAAAGATCTCTTGATAAAGTTGCCTGATGCCTGCATAGACTTGACTGTGACTTCGCCTCCCTATGACAATCTCCGAGATTACAAGGGTTATATCTTTGACTTTAGGCCGATAGCCGCCGAGTTGTTCAGGGTGACGAAGCAAGGTGGTATAGTAGTATGGGTAGTGGGTGATGCAACGGTAAATGGATCAGAAACAGGGACAAGCTTCAGGCAGGCACTGAGATTCATGGGGTTGGGTTTTAAGCTGCATGACACAATGATCTACCACGTAGATGGCACAGGGGCCAAGGGTAGCAATTATGCTTATTGGCAAGCATTTGAGTATATGTTTGTACTTTCAAGGGGCAGGCCAAAAACTGTCAATCGGCTTAAAGACAGGAAAAACAAAAAGGCGGGACAGGTAAATAACCCTACCCCGAAGGCATCAGGGATGGGTACGCGGGTGATGAGGAAAAACATAATCACTCCCAGATTTGGATTTCGTACCAACGTATGGACTATTCACCCAACTAATAGAAGTGATAGAACAGATCATCCTGCCCCATTCCCTGAGGCCCTGGCCCGTGACCACATCCTGAGTTGGTCAAATCCTGGCGACGTGGTTTTAGATCCTCTCTGTGGCTCAGGCACTACCTTAAAGATGGCAAAGCAGTTAGGCCGCCTATGGATAGGCTTTGACATATCAGAAGAATATGTGGGGCTGGCACGGTTGCGGGTGAGGCAAGCCAACCCACCGCTGTTCACGATTTAATAATCAACGGATTCGCAGAAAAATGATAATCGGCATTGATGTAGATTCTGTACTAAGAGACATAATCCCACCGACCCTTAAATGGTGAGAACGAATGACAGGTATCAAGAAGCGCAGAGAAGACATTGATAAATGGGCATTTTATGAATGCCTTGACATTGCCGCTGTGGGATTGCTGCCAAAAGGATTTCGTCAGTTGTGGTTTAAGAGACTTCAGATTTGGCGACACGCTCCTCCCGTATTGGGAGCCATAGATGCTATAACCAAGCTACACAAGCTAAATGAAATCGTGATAGTTACATACCAACCAACTTACCTTCAGAAAGTCTGGACATTGGAATGGCTCAGTGAACACTTTCGGGATATGTACGAATCACTAGTATTCACGAAGAGGAAAAGCCTCGTTCGGGTTGATGTTTTGATTGATGATGGCCCACACAATTTTGAGGGATTTATGGGAAAAGCGATTCTCTTTTCGCAGCCTTGGAACCAAAATGAGGATAGATATACGAGAATCTATGGTTGGGATAATCCAGTTTTGTTTGAGATTCTAAGCAGCGCAAGGAATATAGCCCAAAAGGAAACAGCGAATGAGTAAAACAACAATAGAGTGGACAGAACATAGTTATAACCCTATAACAGGATGTAGCCATGCTGGGTCTCCGGGATGCGACTTCTGTTATGCTCAACGCATGGCAAGGCGGCTGGCCGGAAGGTATGGGTATCCAAAGTCGCCGCACCATTTCAATGTAACATTGCATCCTGACAAGTTGAACGCGCCACTCAAGCGCAAAAAGCCAACGATGTACTTCGCTTGCTCTATGTCCGACCTTTTTCATAGGGATGTGGAGACAGATTGGATTGCACATATTTGGGGTGTAATGATGAAGGCCGAGCAGCATACCTTTCAGGTTCTTACCAAGAGGCCAGCTAGGATGCTTCAGTTTGTGCGTGATGAGGTTGTGATGGCGTTTCCCAATATCTGGCTTGGTGTCACTGCTGAGAACCAAGCGAGGGCCGATGAGCAAATCCCGCTACTACTTCAGACACCTGCCGCTGTACGGTTTGTAAGTTGTGAGCCGCTGTTGGAGCCAATAGACTTGAAAGGCCATGTGTGTGGTGAGTGCAATCATGTATTCCGCCATAGCTTAAAAGCGCTGAAGATCAAATGTCCATATTGTGAGCATTGTGATGAACATGCTGGCCCAGCTCATCGTCCCGTAATCGGCAGGGGGACTATTTCAGCTAGGGGCGAAGGCACAAGGGGGATTGATTGGGTCATCGTTGGCGGAGAATCAGGCCCAGGCGCAAGACCAATGCATCCTGATTGGGCTAGGAGCATCAGAGACCAGTGCCAAGAAGCAGGTACGCCATTCTTCTTTAAGCAATGGGGGGCATGGTTGCCGCGAATGCTATTCCCAGACATCACGACTTGCCCTAATAAATGGGGGACACTGGATGATGAAGGAAATTGGTTTCCGCTGACGACACCATGGAATGGAAGGCAGGGTGAAGAATCGCCAGAGAGAGAATATGTAATGGCTCATGTCGGCAAGAAACGCGCAGGCCGCCTGCTTGACGGAAAAGAATGGAACGGGTTTCCATGCTAAGAAAAATCACAGCATACACCCTATTATTCCTCGTAGTCCCAACGGCATACATTCTTGCTGGGCTCAAAGACGGCTTCACGCCAGCAGCATTTGACTTTGGGGCTTCGTCGTGGTGGAATGGTGGGCTATTGGCGTTTTTAGCAAGTTTGTATCTATTTGCTTGGACTTATAATCATCGGGAGAATTAGTAGTGCCTTGCCCAATGAACGAATGGCAAAGAATACGACAACGGAGCGGCTGGAAGCACAACGGTCTTGCAGAGTGGATAGAGGGAGATACAGCCTTTCTTTCTGTAGTATTTTCTTGGGGCCTGTCTAATGCCTATCAGCGGGCAGTATTCCTCAAAGCACAAGGCTACAGAGTGCGGGCCGGCGGCCCAGCGGTATCCTTTAATCCTGAATATCTACAAAGTGTTACTGGCATTGGCGGGGAGGTCAATGCGTTGCCACATCACAACCCGCGAGCAACCTTCACAAGCAGAGGATGTGTCCGCCAGTGTAAATTCTGTCTCGTGCCAGTCATTGAGGGCGATTTAGTGGAACTGGATAACTGGCCTGTCCGCCCCATTGTTTGTGACAACAACTTGTTGGCATGTTCGCGCAGGCATTTTGATCGCGTAATGGATCGTCTGAAGCCTGTGCCTCAAGTTGACTTTAATCAGGGCCTTGATGCTAGGCTGCTCACTTCCTACCACGCAGAGCGGTTGGCAGAACTTGACTTGCGGTGTGCACGGCTGGCGTGGGATCATACTAGGGACGAGCCGCTGTTTAGAAGAGGCTTTGAGCGGTTGATTAAAGCGGGAATCAGGCCGAGCAAGATTCGGGTCTATTGCCTGATTGGCTACAAGGATACGCCAGAAGATGCACTATATAGGCTAGAGACAATCTGGGGCCTAGGAGCCTTCCCAAACCCAATGCGGTATCAACCATTGAATGCAATTCGGAAGAATCAATACGTTGCTCCTAGCTGGACAGAGGCTGAACTCAAGCGGTATATGAGATATTGGCAAAACCTGAGATTTACTAGCCCCATCCCGTTCAGGGACTTTGGCTACGGAGGCGATAAGCCACAGCGGATACCAATAGAGCAAGTCGGTATGCCGATCTAAGGATAGAACAAAGATGGAAGATGAAATGGATTGCTTGGTGATCGTTACGGATGATGGGCCTGATCCGCGCTATATAAAATCGCAATGTGACATAACGAAGTGGCGTTGTCCTGATTGCGGCAAGCGATGGGGGAAGTGTCACTGTCCACCCGCTATCACGGGGGGAAAGTTAATACCGCCTTGCCCGCTCTGTGCTGCCGAACACCTGACAAAACGGTTCCACGAAGATGACACATGCTGGTGTTGTCTCTGTAAGACCTGTGGGGTGCCTATGGTTGTGTTAAGGCGGCATGATGCTAGGCCCACCGGCGAGGAGCGATACCACATGCTTAGAATTCTTGACGGGACAGCCCTATGGCATTTCATTTCCGAGGATTACTACATTGATGAACGACAACGCTGCATACCTGATCATTATCATGCACATGCACGCCGAAGAAAAAGAGCATAATGACCTCACCCAGCCTTGAATGGCTTGAAGAACACCCAGCAGCCTGTCGCGACGCAACGCACAGCCTCAAGCCGCTTCCCATCAGGATGGTTAAGGAGCGCGGGGTGAGACAATTAGCCTACCTCACTCGCGAGGAACATTTCTGTCCCGACTGCCCACGGGCACCCTATGCCTCTCGGGAACATGGCTGCATCTTTGCGCCCCCAGCCGAGGACGAGTCTGACAAACTATTCGCGTCTTGGTTCACGTTGCCTCGAGACTATGAATGACAACTTGGCAATCATGGCTAAGATGGAGGCGAGAATGATATTGGAAGAACACATAGCGATGGAGGCTGACAAATGACGATACCTGAATGGACTAGCAGCGGCGAATTTGAAACTCTGATCAGGTGTGCCCCGCTAGGTCAGCGACGCGCACTACGCAAGGAAGCCATAGACGGAGCATGGGATAGTCTGTCCCCCTATGAGAAGGCAACTCTGGAGAATTCCACGAGGTCTCTATCACGCTTCTGCCTTGGGCTGGGCGATTATGGGGCTAAAGTATTGCTGGCCGCGCTGGGGCGGTGCTTGACCGACGCAAAGAAAAGGGGTGGCTAGACATTTAGATAGTCACTGAAAACGGTCACGCCATCAATTGCAATAGCCACCCTATGTTTAGTTGTGTCCCCGCCCATCTCTGTTATTCCCCAAGGATTTCCGCTATGGCTTTAGCCCTCATGTCTGCTATGAAAGCCTGCAATGTGCTGATTTGCCCCGCTGTCAGGTGGGGTACAAGGTTGCCGCTTGCCAAGTGGAATAGTGAGCCATCTGCCTGCAATACTTGGATTTCATAATCGGCAGTATCTAGTTCCTCTATGTCAGCATAATCGGTAAGCACGATGCTGATGTCGCCGATGGACGCTGGTGTTTTTGGTTGTTCTGGTGTGAAAGCCATACTTTACCTCCTTATGCAATCGTTCCAGCCGGGATATACACATACGCCGGGCCAGGAATTTCAACCCTGATGAAGTGTGTCGTCGTCAAGGTTTTCCCGCCAATGGCTTCTATGGGATTCCCCACGCCAATGGTCGTGATGAATTTGATAAGCTCCTCACTGAGATCCGCTTGGTCAAGAACGAGTGGAGGAATTGCCGCCGAGGTACTTGATTGGTCAATGTGGAGCTTGCCGAGAAGCGACGCGGCGATGTTGATGCCGACGTTGCCGCTTCCCAAAACTGTCAACAGAGAGGTTGTGTTGTTAAACATTTGGAATACTTCTTCTGCGGCACCTACGGCAGTAATACCCGTTCCACCATCATATTTCATCGCCTGAATCCTGACCGCCTCAAGCGTGTCGGTAGGGTCTGCTTCGCCGTGTATGCCTCTCAAGATGAGCGGAATCGTAGGCCCATCGGTGATGCCAGATATTATTGTCCCGCCATAACTTGCACTCGTTATTTCCATAAGACAATGTATGTTCGCTGTCGCCTTATCGGTGACGCTATGATCAACAGCTGTGTTGGAAAGGGCAAATTCCCCATCGTAGACCTCCAGTTTCTTGCTTGGCCCCGCCATCCCGATGCCGACGTTGCCAGCATTGGCATCAATTATCAAACCGTAGGATGTTCCCGAAGCTACCGTCCCGCCAGTGATTGTAATGCCTGTTGAGGTTACGGTTCCTGTGGTTTGAGTGATATTGGGCATCTGGATATTGATGCCCTTCCAAGCAAGCGTGCCAGCAGCAGTGTCCTGTACTAATGCCCCCGCAGTCGGCAAGTTAAATCCCATGATAGTTGTAGTGTTGGCCGCGCTTTGGGTGAAGGCCGGTAGCTTGATTTGATAGCCCGTCAGGTCTTTGTCAGTAGTAAGGCTGACGTTTGAGTTAAAGTCTAGGCCAACAACAACAGTATCATTATTTAGAGTTGTTGCACCACCAAAGTCCGCTCTGATAAGTGTGCCACTCACCCACTCAGTCTCTAGCTCAAAGTCGAGGAACGTTCCCGCTACCCCTGGAGTTATCGTGAGGGGCCCATTTATGGCAATCCCGCTCGTTGCATTTAGGTTCAGCATGCCACTGGATGCTATGGTCAGGTCGGTGCCATCTCCCTCAATCTTTTCCCCATCATCTCCGAAAGTCATCCCCACGTTTGCGGGCACATTGATGTCGGTCGTTGCAGTCAGGTTAATATCTACGCCAGAGTTGATCGTTAAATCTGTATTATTACTCTCTAACTTCTCTGCCCCGTCTCCTAGATGAAGCCCTACATTGACTGGAATCACAACGTCACTTGTAGCCGTAAGGTTCAGTTCTCCTCCACTATTGATGGTAAAATCAGTATTGTTACTTTCAATCTTTTCGGCACCATCGCCAAAAATAAGCCCGATATTGACAGGGATAACGATGTCTGATGTAGCAGTGAGATTGATGAGTGCGCCTGAAGCTATTGTAAGGTCTGTGCCGTCACTGGACAGGGATTCGCCACCTGCATCGAAAAGGTAGAGGGTATCCACTATTATCACGTTGCCATCAGCCACATTAAGGGCCATCTGCCCGTTCGTTCCCGTGATGGTGAGCAGTTCCTCAGACGAGTCCCAAAACAGGTGGTCGCCTCCCGTAGCCGAATAGAAGTAAACGTCAGCGCCGCTTCCATCTGTCCCTACAGTCAGAGAGGTTATGCCGTCTACTGTGCCCCCGTTTATGTCAAATGCCGAACCCTCTATTTCAACCGCGCCCCCAGTCAGTTTCTTGCCTAGGATGATATTCTCTGTGCCATTGGAGGTGTCAAATGTCAAGTAGGCGGTGGTGGCTTCCTTGATAGTAAGGGCGGTTGCACTGGCATCCATCATGGCGATATTAATGCCTGTACCGTCGTCGTCACTAATGGAATCCAACGCGATGTCGCCACAGTTGACGATATTAACGCCACTTATATCCAGTTCCGATGTTTTGAACACGAACACGTCATTGCCGCCCAGCCGCAAGTCAAGCTGGTCGTCCGTGTCTGCCGTTAAAGACGAATCCTCATCAGCGTCCAAGATGAATTCTTGGCCGCGCAACAGGGTACGATCCAGCACCTTTCTACCATTAAGTGTCAATCCCATGTCAACCTCCTTATGTTAATCCTCCGCTATGCCAGCCGCGTCACCGCCCGTAGCCCATAGGTGCGACCCTCGGCGTTGTTCCAAGCCACGTCAATCGCATCGCCGTTCTCAAATAGCATCGGCCCGCCCTCGGGCACCCATACGAGATCGGTGACAGCTCCCTTGCTTAAATCCTGACTGAATAACACCGTGTCATAGACACCCCCATCAGTAGCATTCAAAGTAACAGTGAAAGCCTCACTGGTCGTGCCTGCCGCTGACAGGTGCAAGGTGATTGATTCCAGCCAGAAATCGGCGGAAGGCGCATAGCTGGTACTGAAAGGACTAGCATTGCCTGTGACGGGGGTAACGACTGGAGTAGCCCCTCCTACATCCACTTGGTTGGTCACATCAACCTGAACGTCACCAGTGGTTGCGTCAACGCTGATGTTTTTGATGTCTGTGCCGTCGTCCCCGCCGATCAGTACTGGCTGGGGAAGGTTGCCAGAACCCTCGGCCTCATCGCCCTCAATTTCCTGAATCCCTGACGGGGTTGCTGTCACCGTCCCATCTACCGTTATCGTGTTCCCCCCATCGGAAATATGAACCGCGCCATCAGCATCTAGGGCAATGGCCCCCACATCAGTATCATCCAATGTCCTGGGGGTAGCATCATATCTGCCGCCGATCAATACTGGATTCCCAGCAGCATTCGCATCTTCAGCAGCCACACCCTCAATGTCCATGTCAATTCCTTCACCGGAAAGATTGACATACAAGGCCCCCGAAGCGTCGACCTGTAAGGGTGCATAATCGCCGTCGGTCGCGACCAAGGTGGCGAGAGTATCATTCCTGACTGCCAGCATCATTACCCCCACATCACCCGAGGCGTGCTGGGCATCCTCTGCCTTGCCGAGATTGGTAGCCCCAGTCCCCGGAATCACGGAAGCCACATCCACGTTTCCGATGTCCGTACCATCGCTGGCTTGTAGAGTGGCAAGAATAGGAGTCATTGAAGCGATGCCTTGAATTGTCATAACCCCAGCGTCAGCGCTGCCCGCTGATCCAGCCCCATATATGGTGGCCTTCAAATTAGCAGCCGTGGCTTGGTCAACGGTAAGCGAGCCCGCCGAATCGCCTGTAACTATAACTGGCGTAGCCGAAGCAACGCCTTGGACAGTAACCACGGCGGCATCGGCGGAACCAGCAGTGCCATTGCCGACAATCCTTAAGACTCCCGAATCATTGGTGCGCAATCTTTCCCATTGGCTATTTGTGTTATCGTAGCCCAGCAAAGCCGCGCCGATCATGGAAGTGGTCGGATTGGCAAGAGCATCGCTTAACGCTGCGGCAGCAGGCAATTCTGTGTCTGCGGTTACAGAGCCATCAACTGTGATAGTGCCGTTGATATTAGTAGTCAAGTATCCACTTGAATCTATAATCGCCCTGTAAGTCCCATTAGTCAATGACACATCAATGGTATCATAAGTTCCTGAGATGCCTGTTACCGTATCCGCGGCAGCGTTTTTAATGCCGACGGGATTGGTAATTGTGGTCAATGTTGAAACAGTGGTCACACCAGTCACGGTAGTGACAGTTCCGACATTCCAAGTGCCAGATTGCGTGGCAGCAACAGTTCCGTCAACCGTAATTGTATTTCCGCCATCTTGGATATTAACCGCCGCGGCCCCAGCAGCGTTGTCTACAGTGACGTTATGTCCATCTGCCAACTGTTTGGCTGAAGTTGCAAATCCTGATATTGGGCTGCTTTCGGTTACGGATACGGTTTCCCCATCCAAAGTAACAATTAAATCATTGGTCGTGACTTTCTGTTGTAAAACTGCACTTTGTGAACCATAGACTTGCCCAACTAATCTAGCTGCTCTGTCTGAAACATCCCAAGTGGCAGAAGTTCCTGGCTGAACATACACTCCCGATCCGGCAACATTATTGATAGTCACATCACCAATATCAACACCAGAATTGGCAGGCAGGCCCTCCCCAAACTTGATGTCACCGATATACACCCCGTCCGTGTTTGCATCAAGAACATGGTGGGAAACGTGCGGGTCAGCATCTGTCCCAGCACCATCCGTACTTAAATACTTAGCAGCCGCATCCCCATCTAGGACTTTTAAGTTTGCCATATTAAACCTCCATTATGCGATGTACCACAGCCAGCCCGATTGATATTTGTCTGAAAAGTCAAGCTTGCCCGCCTCGCGGAATATGCACACGTCGCCGCTGAGGGAAACAGAAAGTATAGATGTGCTAGTCAGTGATACGGGAATGATAGACGTACCAGTTAACGACACAGGAGTGATAGCCGTGCCAGTTAGTGATATAGGGATAATAGATGTGCCAGTCAATGACACGGGAATGATAACCGTGCTGGTCAATGATATGGGAATGATGGATGTGCCAGTCAATGACACAGGGGTAATAAACGCACCGGTCAATGACACAGGGGCGATAAATGTGCCAGTTGATGAGACGGGAGTGACAAACGTGCCAGCCAGCGGCACAGAGATAATAAATGTACCGACCAGTGGCACGGAAGTCACAAACGTGCCGGTTAGCGATACGCAACTCATATCATGTCAACTTTTATGGTCACGGTGCCAACGAAGACAGTGCTGACGTTGCTACTGCTATCTGTCACCTGGCACTCGTGGTAATACTCGCCTGCTAAGTCATCGGTATCTGTCGCGTCTATCGTGATCTCGAATAGGCCCCCTGTCGCTGGGCTGGTGATTGAGATGCCATCGTCCACAGACTTAGATATAATCGCCTCTCCTCCCTGCGAGCTTTTCTGGAGTATGTAGCTGATACTCGCCCCAGTGAGGTTTACGGCATCATCATCAACGTCCGTGAGGGTGACTTCAAGCACCTTGCTATCACCCGACCACATGGTAAAATCTTGGTTTTCTGTTGTCATTTTTCAGTTCCTTCGCTATGCAGCAGCCCAGATACGGATATACCCGGCATTGCCATCTGGCGTGATAACTTTGGCCGTATAACTGGGATCGGTTGCACCCGAAGCAGTACAGTCGGTCCCACCAGAGGTAATGAACCCAGATGCAGCATCAAAGTTCCACAGGTTGGTGAAGGCGCCGGTCAGCGCGATGAAGTTGGTACACGTTCCAGCCTGATTTGAATCAATCATGTTCGTGATCGTCGCGCCACTAAGATTCGTAAACCTCGTGTTAGTGAATGTGCTATTTTCAGTCACGAAGAAGGCAGCACAATGGGCAAAGCCACCGGTATTAAGGTTGGTGCCTTTGATCCTTGCCTTGATCCCGTAAAGCAACCCTGTCGGGGTTGAGCCGCCGTTGGTATCTACTGTGAACGCACCGCCGAAGCCCTCGTTGCTCACCCCTCCCTCTGTGTAGCCTGAAGCATAGTAAAGCTCACCGTAAACAACATGGGCATCCTTAACCGCATGGCCAACCACACAGTAGTTCTCATTGACCTTCAGCCTTGTGGCTGTCAACGCAGCGCCAGTTTCCAGCTTGTTATAATGCCCAATTACTCTCTTATCGCTAGTAAGATCAGCCATAATCTGAACATTCATCTGGAAGAGATAGGCCTGATCGGTCGGGGTCATTTCCTTCTGCGTCGTATAAGTGCCACACTTGATAAAGGAATTCTCCCTAGAGGCATCCGAGGTGAGAGTGGCGCTACCAAAGTCAATACCCTCCGTGATTGTACTCGCGAAATCAATGCCAGTCGTTATTGTGCCACCTAATGATATAGCAGTTGTACAAGTCCCGACGTAAAGCCCAATGGCCGCAGCGTCATTAGCACAATAGAAGCCATGAGTGAATTCCTTCAGCCCAAGGTCTACGACGAGGTAGGCAGGATACCTAGGGATAGTAGCGCTGGCATTGCTGTAACTGGCCGCGACATAGGCAGAAGTCCATGATGCAGCACCATCGGTATAATCCGCGCCCACATTGACCAAGCCGTTGATGGCAGAGCACGTCGCCGAGGTAGCATCACAGGTGCCGCTAGGATTCTTGAAGTAACCAAGTATCGCTGTTACCCAAGGAGTGCCTAAGTCAGTATTGCCACCTTCAATTTCCATCCGATTGTACGAAGCGGTAATATAGCTGGTCGAAGTAATAACCGAGGCGGCGGCGATGGTCGTCTGGCTGTTGAAGGACCCCACATTTGCGAGACTCTGGGCCCCCGTCGGAACATCTGCATATACCTCGACAGCATAATCAGGTGTGCCGTCTACTTGAATTCCTGTAGTGGAACTGCCAACCAAGATCGCATGGCCAGCAGCAATTCCGCCAACTATATTGATGCCTGCGGTAGTCATCGCCCCAGCAATATTGATACCGGTTACTTGAGCAGTTTCTATGTTGATAGCAGCCGTCGTACAAGCCGTGATGTTGATACCGGTGGCGGCATTCGCAATATACAAACCGTATTCCCAATCTACTCCACCATTCTTAAGACACTCAAATGCTGCCAGTGTACCGTTATTGGTAACTGCCGAAATTTCCGCCTGGGCCCGAAAACCATTACACGAGTGCCCAGAAGCAATCGTAAGTGTGGAGCCAGCCACTATATCGGCATAGACCCCGCATGTGAAGTCTCCTGAGTCTGAAAGCGTTACCCCGGTGCCAGCCTCAACATGACCCCACACCGAAGCGACATTGGCCGCATTAGTTAGGTCAACAGAGTTCTTAATATACAGCTCAGACCATACTCCGAAGAAAGAGCTGGCTGTTGAGTGACTCGTGGCAACTATAGTCAAAGCATCGTATGAGGCGGCACAAGCTGCAGCAAGTGCGCCGGAATCTACGTGTCCGACCGTGGAAGTGACCCAATCGTAACCAGTTCCGTCAATATCTGTGCCAGTAGCCCCAGTTCCCCAATCGGTATACCCACCAAAGGCAATCTTTCCCCAGCCGCCCCCGACGAGTACTATATTGTCCTCGGTGACAGTCAAAGTGCCCCCGTTAGTGGTAGTGTTCACAATCGTAGCGCCGTCCTGAAGCCTAATGTCGGTGGTGCAATTATCCAGATAGATGCCCGTGGTGGCGTAATCAACATATAGGCCGCGTGTCAGAGTATAGCCACTCAGTCCATGCACATAGACGCCGTAGCTACTGGTCACCGTGCCGCTGTTGTTCAGGTTGCCGTGGAAACAAGCTGCTGTAGTGAATGTCCCGCCAGCGCTAACGTCAATTGCTCCTTCCACTGCCCAGCCCGTGGTAACAGTGCCGTTTTTTACGTCCACATTACCAATGACACCCTTGAACGTTCCCACATCGTAGGTGTTGCCAGTTGTATGCCGGGCCTTGAACTCGCCACCCTTAACTTCTGCGGTCAAAGCATCAGCGCTACCGTTAAAGGTAGACCGTACCTCTACGCCCGTCAGACCCTTGCCCGAACCCACTGCGCCAGTGTGAGTTCGCTGTAGGTAAAGATGCCGCCCTGGGTCAGATGCTGTCTCTGCCACATTGGTCAACTCAATGTGTCCTGTTGAACTCATCTCCCATAATGATGGGTCAGCCAAGGCCCCAGTATGGATTTTAAGCTTATCGCTGTCGCTGTCATCAACCCCGAGGCGGAACTTCTCCACACTGTTGATTTGCAGGGAAACCCAAGGGTCAACGCCCGCGGCGGAATTCAAGATAATCTGCCCAGCGACGATGCTACCTGCGCCGAAGTGTGTCTCCATAGCTATTATCTCGGCGGAGGGCGCGTTGACATCCGCCGCGTCCATCGTGGATGTGCTGTCAACCTGATCTGTCCATGTCCATAATGTTGCTGGAAAACTTGCTGCCATTTTAGCCTCCTATGCTAAGAAGAAATAAGTCCGTGCGACAGCTACTACTGCCACATAAGCGTGCTTGAGATCCCCATTATCAAAATCGTAGTAGCCAATACGGGGATACCCATCTCCATCTAAAGCCAAGGATGAATAATAGCCGACATCCGCCGCATCATCTACGGTTTCGGCGTGCCAGCCAGAACCGTCTTTGTAGGTATACCTTAAGGTGTCATTATCATTATCATAGTAGCTGATGTGGGGATACCCGTCTCCGTCTAAAGTAATAGAAGGGTTCCAGCCATAAACTTCACTATCTACAGCCTCAATAGTCCAGCCATCGCCATCCTTATAAGCGTATTTTATATTCTCATTGGTGCTATCCCAATAGCTGATGTGGGGATACCCACTGCTATCCAAGGCAATAGAGGATAAAGAGCCGACAATCCCTCCGCTATCCACGGTCTCAATATGCCAACCATCGCCATCCTTGTAGACATACTTTAAATCATTGTTGGTATCATCATAATAGCTGATGTGAGGATATTCAGACGCATCCACGGCAATGGCAGTATAGCGACCAACATCGTCATCGCTGTCCACGGTTTCAACATTCCAGCCGCCATCCCTATAGGCGTATTTCAAGTCGTTGTTAGTATCATCCCAATAGCTGATGTGAGAGTAGCCGTCCTCATCTAAGACCAGCGAGGCAAACTCACCAACATCCCCCCCGCTGTCCACGGCCTCAAAATTCCAGCCCGAAATATCTTTATAGGCGTACTTCAGATTGTAGTTGGGCCAGCCCTCGTAATGGGCAATATGGGGGTATCCGCTTCCGTCCAAGGCTAAAGATGAAAAGTAACCAACATATCCTGTGCTAAGTACAGTCTCAACATTCCAACTTGAACCATCCCAGTAAGCGTACTTCAGATCGTAATTGCTAAGATCAAAGTAGCTGATATGGGAATATCCGCTCCCATCCAAGGCCAAGGAGCAATATTGGCCGACATCCCCTGTGCTATCTACAGTTTCAATAGTCCAATCTGCCATTATTGCCGTACCTTCAAGCTCACCGTCAAATCAGCCCCCGCCGTGGTAGAGCCCACTTGGTCAACGGCGATCTTAATAAAGTCGCCCTCCTGAAGCCACGGCTCACCGGCTAGAGTAGATAGCGTCCCGTCTACCCCAATCGTTTCGCCATCCTCAATATAGGGTTCATTGCCCGCCGAATAGATTGACCACCAGCCTGTTCCATACTTTGCGTGAGCCGAGTCATTAAACTGCCTATATGCCTTGATATTGATATTGGCCCCCACGGGCGCGGTCTTAACCACCAGTTGTGTGCTCAGTATCTGTAGTGCATTGACAGCACAAATATACCAAGGAGCCGGATCGGTATCCACGCTCAATGTTCCTGGCACAGCGAACATAATCTGCCCGATGATGGGCGGCTTGCTCGATTCGTTTAGTCCCAACTCCTCCTCGCCAGATTTGTGCCTGACTATATCCTCCACGACATCTACAATGTCAGGATTGTATTTGCCCAATTCTAAGTCGTGTTCCCAGAGATCGCCGCCAATGCCACGGCTAACTACCCGTTGGATGACCAGTTCCTCAGCACTTAGACTCAAATCCGCATTGGTCAACTCAATGACTTGCCCCGCCCTCAAGCCATGCTCCCAACAGACGCAGGTGTAAGTGTCCTGCTCACCCTTCCACCTAGCTAAGAGTTCGGCAGCCACTAAATCCGCAGTAGCACTATCGTGTACAGTATCATCTATAACCCTGATTTCAAGATGCCGGCCATACTTAGTTTCCCCTGTAGCGTCTTCGGCTTCCCCCTCGGTCGGGCGTATCTCAACTGCGCTGTACTTGAAGGCAACACCGCTATAAGTAGGCGGTGCTGTATAGAACTCCAGATACTTGTCTTCAAAATAATATAGTACATCATACAGGCCGATTTCATTTGGATCGCCCAAGCTATCCTGTGTCCCACCCCAACCCACTTTTTGCCAATCATAACCATCCGCGCCGTCTGTCACATAGACCAAGGGGCGAACCTCGTCCTCTAACGCGATTATCCTATAGGGCAAATCAAAGCGTTTCTTTGTGCTGTCTGCCTCGCCTGTACACCGCCCCTGCAAAGAGACTTCTACTAGCGTTGGCCGCCCTTCCACAACCACCTTGGTACAAGTGCCATGCTTCCGCATCTTCCGCAAGTTGCCATAAGGAAATGCGGTTGACGGGGTGAGATTGATGCCGTCGACCAGAGAGAATGGCGCATCGGCACTCCCCGGCGCATAATAATGGAGAGCTGCCTTATAACTCCCCGCGCCCCCATAGTCAACGTACCACTGGCCCCCTGTGCGCTTGCAGAGCAGTTCCAATATCTGGCGCGGGGTCATGTTTTCGTAGTATTCTCGCTCCAAGGAGGATTCAATTGTATCAACATTGGTCGCAAAGTCTATCTCGCTGAGTCCTGTAGCATCATTAATGAGATAATCGGCAAAATCAGCGATGATGGCTGAGTCCGCCGTGCCGCCTTCATATATCTTGGTGATTTTGGAAGTGGGATGATCAAGCAGCCACGAGTAATCCACGCAGGTCACATCGTACTCAATCTCCACGCCGTCAGGCCGCGCGTCAAAAGACTCCACGAACCCTGCAAAGAGCCGTGTCTGTGATTGGTCAAGGACGATTACCTCATCGTGTTCGTCAATGTCTGATGCGCTGGTATCCCTGAATGTGAAATAGCATCGGCTGGCACGCTGAGACAAGACGCTCTCAATGCGCCAAGAGGTATCAATGGCCTTGTCCGTGTAATCCGAACCGCTGGCCGTCCTGATCTCTAAACTGATGTGATTCCCGCGCGGGTACTTAAAGGGCCTCTCGCCCCACAGCGTCCCATCACCCCACTTGTCGCCAGCTCCCCACTCGTGGAGTTCGCCCCACCTCGTGCCGTCTCCCCATTTCTTGCCGTCGCCCCACAAGCCCATTATCGTGTCCTCACTCCCAATGATAACAAATCCCGCCCTATCTGTTGCCCGAATTTAGTGGCAGCCGTTCTGTCCGTGCCATAGAGGTTGCCGATGACGACACTAACGCCACCCGCTGGTGCGCCAGTGGGTGTTGGAGCAAGAATCCCTCCCGCCCTTTCTGCGAATTCCATGCCCGTTATTTGGCCAGTCTGCACCCGTCCCAATTCCCCTATTAGACCCCGTCCTGCCCCCAGCGTGGCAGGGCTGATTATTTGTGCTCGTCCCAACAACTCTATCCCAGCCTGTAGCGCTTCCACCGGTGGCAGAATTTGTTGCAAGGCGGTAACGGCCATCATGGCAATTTGCCGCCGGAATATCCGCTCCATTTCCTGTTGCCCTCTTTCTGCCTCGTGAATCTGTTTGTTGATCCCCTCTATTTCAGCCACTAAGGCATCATCATACCCTTTCTTCATCAGTTGCTCTTGCAAGTAGGCTTTGCGACGCTCCATAGTCAGCACATTCCCGTGGTATTGCTCGGTGGCGCGCTCGGCATCCGAATAGGCCAGCGTCATCGGTATGAGCATTGCCGAGGCCAACCCCTCCATCACAGTACGTTGTTGTGCCACAGTTTTTCCCACTTGCTTCAGCATATTATTGAAGCCCTCAAGGCTGCCAGGGACCGCCCTAATGGCCATATCATAACCCTCAATACCTATCTTGGCTTCCTTAAACTCTTCCTGTGTTTTTATCAGCCCGCCCAGCAAATCATCGCTGGCACGAGCGTATATGGCTGCCCCCTTGGTAATTCTACCCTCGACCTCAAGCATATCAATCATCTTTTCCCGATAGCGGTCATAGGTCTTGGTGAGTGATATAATTGCTTTCTCTTTATCCTTCGCAGTGCGCTCTATCTCTTTGAACTTCACTATGCCATACCCCAAAGCCACGGTTATGGCTGCAAGTATCCCCGGCATTTCCAACGCGGCAAGTCCTACAGCCAACAACGCTGTTTTCAGCCCGGTAAAGCTCATAATAGCGTTCAGAAGCATAGGCACGAACGTAGCAATGGTTGACCTTAAAACTAGGAAGGCCCCACCCAATGCCACCGTATACATCATTGCAGATTGCAGAGGATCAGGCAGGGCTGTAAGCCAAGCGATAGTGTCCTGAATTGTAACTATAGTGCCCTTGAGTATGGGCAACAAATGTTCGCCGAATTCATTGGCCAATTCTTCTACATACCGCGGCATGGAGCGTATCAACTTTCCTGCCGTAGTCATAGCAGTTTCATAGAGATTGGCATATCGGGCAGCCTCCTCTAAAACAGCATTTAGGAAGGCTTGCCGTTTTTCTGTTTCTGTTAAGGCGAGAATGTTTTTGTCCAGTTCTTGAGCGGCTTTACGATAGACATTCACTAGGCTAATATAAATGCGGTATTTTCTGAGCAACCGAGGCTGCAAAGAGGCAATGGAGTAAGCAAGGTCGGCAGCCGCCTCGGAACTTTCTACAGCGCCCAATGTTGCTAAGTCCTGCGCGGCCCGGGCAATATCTGTAGCACGGGCCAGGCCGACCTGTGAGCCAATCAATTGAGCAGTAAGAAGTCGCGCTGCCTGAGTTCTAATGCCCATTCGTTTTAGGCTTTCCTCAAGAAGGGCTATCTTCTCAACTGAATATCCATGAGCCCTGCCCATAGCTTCCACTACCACGCCCAGTTCCTCGGTACGGGCGGCAGTCAGTGTCAGTTTGGTAGCCACGGCCATTCCAGCCGCGCCAATGGCACTCAGGGCAAGATTCAGCCTGTCACCACTCGCGGCGACACCCTCAAGGACGCGACTCGCCTCGTCACGCGCCTTTATGAGAATCTGCACGACTGCTTGATTGGCCACCAATCTGCTCCTAAATTACAATGGGCAAGCTCCCCGCCTGCCCACTAAAATCTGCCGTATCTCCCCTGGCGGGCTACCATCCTAGCGCCTGTGCCCTGGTTTTCTCGGCGTTGTTCCGCCGCCCACCGCTCCGCGTTCATTTCAAGAATGGCGAGGTCTACGATATATTCGGGCGCATTCGCGTAATCCTCACAAGACCATCCCCCCATATACCGCATTACTTCAATAGGCGTGAGTTCAGGCGGCAACTTCCCCCCCGTCAGCATCACTGCCTTCAGTTCCGCGAAAAAACTGTTGGCGCTCCTCCTCGGTCGCCCCCCCGTTGAAGATGTATACCTCGGTGGCGATGAAGTCTGCATCGTCGGGATCAAGGCGCGAAATCCAATGTTCGTTGACAGGGATTAAATTGCCCTGCTCGTCCTTGAAATTCCATTCCCTTACGCCCGCAATAAGCACAGGGACTATTGCCGCGTGAATGACAACCTCTGGAATCTCGCCCATTTGCCCAGCAATACGACGCATCGAAGCATTCATTTTATCTCTTTGGCCTATTGTCCAACGACGAATAGTGACATGCTCATCATCCTCAATCCATGATTCTCTTTGAATGACCTTTGTTTGCTGATTGGTTATAAACCTACTCATTTGCTTGGACTCCTTTCTGTTCTAGCCCTGCTAATTTATTGAAATCATCCTGCCGCCGCCATAGACCCCTGATAGGATAGCTCGCGCCGTCATTATTCCCTCAAAATCCCCATATTGCCAATCCGTATAATACCCGCCCAAGGCGATGACACACGTTGATCCCTGCGTCCCGATCAGGGTGATCGTCGGGTCAACCCTTGTAAGCGCGCTATACCTGCCGTATTCCGTGCTGTATGATGTGGAGTTGTGAGCCAGCACGAATTCGGCAATCAGTGAGTGCATCCCCTCGCTGACACCGCTATATCCCGTTGAGGCATCCATGGAAAAGCGCGGATAAAAGCCCGCGTTAAAGGTGATGGTGAAACCCAACAGGGTATCATCGTTGAAGGTTTGCGTCCCCCTCTCAAACGGGAAGAACTCCACGTCGGTGATGGCGGCAGCGGATACGGTCGTCTTGGTCGTAGTACTGCCTATCATATCCACCGAGAAGCGAACGAGTTCGTTGGGCCGCCCACTGATTTGCAACCTAGTCCCAAAGCATCCCGTGGTTGAGAAGGCTCCTACCTGTGTGTCGCCATAGATGACAGTCTTCTTGCTGATGCTAGATACAAGACTGGCGCTGAAATCAGGTGTGCTGCTAAGGGCACACAGCCCCGCGATGGTAGACTTATTGGCGGCGGTCAGATACCCTGACCAAGTAAGTTGCGGCATATCATTCATGTCGCCGGGCTTGGAAACTATGGCGCTGTATCCCGTGGTCTCGTTATCATAAATATGGTAACGGTGATAGGTTGCGTTGGCCCGCGTCAGGACGCTGCCTTGCTGCGCTGTTCCGCCAACTGACACAACCGAGAAACAGGTAGGGCCGAGAGTAGTCATTAACCCTCCCTATGATATTTGAAGCAAGGTAGTAGTTGCGATGTGCCCAGTAACAGTGGCGGTATGCACTATCAGGCCGTCAACATCACCAGGGAAGCCCCACGCCGTGTAATAGCCGTCCACGTCAATCGTGCAGGTCGCAGTGTCATCGCTGCCTGTCACCACAATGACTGGATTTACCGCCGTGACACCGGTATATTTGCCATATTCTGTAGTATAGGACGTGGTATTGTGGGCAAGCACAAGTTCCAGCGTGACGTTCGCCCCGCTTTCCCCTATCGCGGCGTACCCAGTCTCAGCAAGCCCGTCCATTGCGTAGACGGGGACATATCCTGTGTCGAAAGTCAGGGTGAATCCCAGCAAGGTATCAGCCCCGATACCGTGGGTACCCCGCTCGAAGGGAAAGAACACCGTATCTGCAACAGTGTACGCCGACACAGCGCCAGCAGCGGTTGTCAGCCCAAAGCAATCCAGCGTGAATTCCACCAACTCGTTGGGACGCCCTGTGATGGTCAGCCTTGTGCCAACACATCCAGTTGTCGTAAAGCCCCCCGTGATTGTATCGCCGTAGTCTATGACTGCGGCAGACGGTGTGCGTAGAGCAGTGAAATCAGCAGCCGCGCCGCATCCGCACATACCACTAATGGTACTGATGACACCGCTGGATAGATAGCCGCTGACAGTTAGTTCCGGCCTAGATTTGATCTTCTCAGGATAAACCACCGGGCCGCCGAAACCGTCAGAGGCAGGGAAGAGATGAAACCGAAGGTAATCAGCCCCCCCCGTAGTAACGGTGAGCCCTGGCACGGTTGTCCCCTGCGGAAACTCCACGACACCGAAACAAGTTCCTACTAGATTAGCCATAATTAGACCTCCTATTGCATACTCACATAATCTGTTACGTCTGTTGATTCCCAGTCTATAATATCATCAAAGATAGCTGGGTCAACATCAACGGGTACTTCCAATTTGATAGACAGGCCAGCCTCTATGCTTCCCAATAGCTCAATGATTCTATCAAGCCTTTTCAATACCCCTACCTGCCACGCCATTTCTGGCAGCAATTCGTGCATACTTTGTTGCATATTTCACCTCACTCATACGCTGTTGCTACAACGATCATCACTTCTAGGGCAGCATCCATGATGCGACAAATAACACCGGCAATATTCATATATCCTGTAGTGTAACTTTCAAGATTGCTTCGGGTTGCCGTTCCGTCCAGTGTGACATGCAAGTTGAATTTGTCAATGAGCAAGTTCCACAACAACCTAATTGTATCTTCCGGCCCATCCGGGTAGGCTCCTATTGGCATATAAGTGCGCAGCAACAACATGTGGCTCTGACGGTGCAAGCTCATCCCGGCCTGCCCGTGGGTACCCGTGTCCATCAGCACGGCAACCTCGCATTTGGTAGTCACCTGGTCGGGTTCTCGTTTGTGTACCTGCGTGTATGTGGTTATCTCGTCTAACAAGCTTGCAACTGCATCTATGCAATCATCTAGCTCGCCGGCCATATCAAATCCTTAGAATGAGTAATAAGGTGTTGCTTGTCCCAGCTCTTTTGCTACATTCGCTATGGCTTCCGCGAAATACTTCTCAATGATAGGTGCTACAGCCTCAGCAGTGGTCTTATCAGTCCACCAGCGCTCAGAGTGGGGCGGTTGCCCCCCGCCTTCTTGCGTCCCATGCCCGATGACTTTGTGGGCATAATCAGCGATGGCGGGATCGGCATACACTACAGCTTCTAGCCCTCGCTTGAGCGCCTTGGTCTTATAGCGAATAGATCGCTTCAGGGTGAAGGTGCGGACATATTTGCTATCTCTGGGCTTAGGGGGTGCTGTCTGTGTATAACTTCGCAAAGCATCCTTGGTAAACTTAGCAGCTTTCTTCAATGCAGGGCGACCATGTTTCTGGATAAGGGCGGGCGCGGCCTTGAACTTTTGCTGTAATATGTCTAGGCCCCTAACTTCAATTGTTACTGTAGATGCCATTGAGTTTCCTCTGCCTACTTGACATTCTTCCAGAATCGTATATACTATACCTTGAAAGGAAAACGATTATGCCAGTTCACCTAAGTTGCCAATTCTGTGGCAAGCCTTATACTAGAATACCCAGTGAGGCAAAAACATCCAAATATTGCTCAAGGCAGTGTTTTGATGCCGCGGTAGCAAAACGGATAGCGGCTCGGCAAGTAGCCTGCGCTTGTTGCGGCAAGACATTTATTCCACCAACAACTCGTCGGCCCCAAAGATGTTGTTCGCCAGAATGCAACTATAAATTCCGCAACGCGACCAATAGAGTTACTATGATCTGCCAATATTGTGGCGGCGAATTCAGGGTAACGCCTAGCCGAGTCAAGCGTCGAAAGTATTGTTCCCGAAAATGTTCTGGGCTTGCTCAGAGAAAGAGAAGCCATCATATTTGCCCCGCCTGCGGGAAGAGATTCCAGGGCTATCCTTCCCAAAATCGCAAATATTGTTCGTATGAATGTGCCTATACTAGTTGCCACCCATCTGGCCCTGCCAGCTCGCTGTGGAAACCCAAGATAATTAAGATATGCGAATGGTGCGGCAAGACCTTTCATGTTATTCCCGCAAGAGCAGATAGGTCGCGTTTCTGTTCCCGCCAATGCCACGGATCATATCAATGTACTGCCATGCAATCCCCTACTAACATTGAGATTGCCATGCGTGAAGCATTATTGAAGCGCCAATGGCTGTTTCTGGAACAATATGCTATAGACCGCATGGTAGTAGATTTTGCTCTCCCTCTCTTTTGGCTTGTCGTGGAATGCGATGGTGCTTATTGGCATAACTTGCCAAGAGCCCAGGAGCGAGATGCCAGAAAAGACATTGCTTTAACCAAGCTAGGCTGGCATGTATTGCGTTTTACTGATGCTGAGATTAAACAAGACATGGATATATGTATTGATACAATCACCAAGGCTATTAGTGGCATACAAGTATAAAGCAGCCATTTACCAACGGCGTTTATAGCGTTCTATGATAGCCCTGGCTTCAGACGGGGCTTCTTTTACAAAGATCACTCCTCGCTCAGGTGCCCCCACGGTATCAGCCCATGACGTGCTGCCTCGGTGGAAGAGCCTTGCCACCAATATTCCACACAGAGCCTCAATGTCATGCGGTGGCACATAGCGGTAAACCGCTGTGCTGTTGTCGTGTTCCGCCGCATCAGTGCCGCCCTGGTCGCGCACTACTGTCAAGGTGTTATCGCTAATGTTGGACACGAACATTTGTTCATCATCAATTACGAGCAACCATCCCACTTCAATGGCTGTACCGTCGGCCACTGTTACTGTGGTAGTAGTGGTAGAAGTGATGGCTGCGCCAAGGGTAGTGCCCGTGTTCACATAGTCATTGCAATAACCCCAAGCCCCTGTGATGGCGTTGGCTTGTTGCACTGTGCCAGAATATAGCAGAGTAGTTCTATCGCCGTCCGACTTCATCACAATGCGGTCATAGGGCGCAATGTTATAGGTCTTGCCACACATTAGAAAGTAATCGTCCGACGATACTGTCTCATCGCCATTGCTGGTAGTAAAGGTTGTTACACTGAGCAGCCACTGGTCAAATTTCAGGATAGTAGCATCATCCGGATGATCATAGTACCGCGTTTCAATGACGGGATAGAAGAAGGTGCGAGTTGCTTCCTCAATCCAGCGGGACGCGGAATCAATCATGGCATCAAGCTTGGTATCCTTCTCAGTTACCAGCGGGGTCATTTCAGCATAGGCTCTTTTGCACTGTTCACGACTAATGTAGCGACGATAGCTTCTTTCTGCCACTATCCAGTTCCCTTCGGTAAAGTCTTAAACCAGTCTCTCAATATCTGTGCGATTTCGTTTCTACTACGCCCACGCGCCCCAGTGCCGATGACAGCCCTGATTTGTTCTTGGGATACACCATTCTGAGCCAGATATGCTCTGAGCTGGCCGAATTCGCTTTGTGGCGGCATGCCATTCTTGGGTTTAGATTTGGGCATTACAACGTCTCCTCCACAATCTCCTCTGCATACTGGATGAAGTACGTGCTGTTTGCTTCTATCTGCTCCAAAACCGCCGCCTCACACGTTACCAGCACAGTTACTAGGTTGGGATTAGGGGTAACATTCTCGCTGGGTTGGCCCGTTATATCGCTGATAAACAACCCTGCGTAGTCCCGCGATAGCTTTTTGCTCTTTTGCCCATCAGGGTCAGTTACCCATGGCCCCACAATGGCGGCCTGCCATTTTGCCATGTCTCCCTCCTACACACTATCCAACGTAGCATCGTAAACGGTGCTCGTCCTAGCAAACAAAGCCACATTGTCAAATGTCATGTTAGCATTGCCTTCATCCCGTAGCCCAAAGCTCGTCGCCGTTTCCCCAGAAGTCGCCGATGCGTAGCTAATCTTGTCTCCGCCATCGGCCAAGCAAACAATATCCTGCCCGTCACAAATGGCGCGAATGGCATAGGCAGTTGAAACTGACCAATCCACATCACCACTGGCCCGCTGTGTTGGGGTCCCCGCTACGTACTCAATGAGTTCCCAATCAGTCCCCGCTGTCCCGGGGGTTATTTTCACATACCAATAATCTTCACTTGCGCCAGTTAAGTCGGTTT